CATCATAGAAGCCGCAAGTCAACGCGGTGCATTTCGCGCCAACGAACTCACACAAGTTGGTGCAGTATATGATAAACTTTCAGCGTTCTTGCAAGCCACACAGGCTCAAGTAGACGCCGCTGAACAGCCCCCAGCAGAACCTCCAGGAGAACAAAATGCTTAAACATATCGGTAGACACGGCGATCGTAAGATTGCTATTGTATTTAGAGAAATACCAAATGAAGAACACATGTGCTTGGTTATCTATCCAGATGTGTTGCCCACACACATTCACAATTCAGTAATGAGTGTGCTTGAATCAGCTCCTGGTCAGCAGGCCACTAATCTTGCTGACGTATTCCATCGAAACTTATTGCCCGATGGTCGCGGTATTTTGGAAGCACTGCATCGCGAAGGTATGTTGAAAAAGATTGCTACCAATCAAGTTATCCTTACACCCACTGCTACCAGTTCAGTCAAACTGGATGAGATCAATCGCTTGGTCAAAGAAATGGAATCTGGCACCGAAGCACTCAAACGCATGCAAGAGATTGACAGCAGTGCTGGCATGGTTGCTCCTGATGTCAAACGCCAAGCCACAACTGACTTTAAAAATCGTCAGCAAGGCGTTCCTCCTGTTCAAGCATCTGCTAACAGTGCATTGGATGATCATGCCTTGGCTGCCAACATGCTGGTTCAAGCCAAACGCATGGAACAAGATGCACAAGGCCTAATTGCTGAAGCTGCTAGAATGAAGAAAGATGCAGAACGCATGTTTCCTGGTGTGAATCCCGGTGATGCTCGTGCTGTTACTGAATCTACTCCTACCGCACCCAAGCGCGGCCGTCCTGCCAAGTCACGGGTGACCGCCGATGCAGCAATTCAGTGACGACTTTCTTGAACGTTGGGAACACATAATTGACGAAGTCAACAAAACTGATATTCCACTCGAGTGTATCAAGAAGATTGTAGTCAAGCTCAACGGCAAGCGACAAAAGACCATCAATCTCAGTACCTTGAAAAAACAAGGACTGGATTGGGAAGAAATAGAAATCATAGTCACGCGAATACTCACAGAGTTTGGCGACGAAGTTGACAACGTTGACTTTATTGTCGACACTGTGGCTGTGGCTGAAATGGCACAACCCGAAACTGATAAACTTCTTACCAAATTAAAATGAATGTTAAACTCCTTTCCTACAGCCAACCAACTGACGAATTTAAGAGCATGGGCCTTAACGATGCACAAGAACTCATCGCGTATTGCGCCCGTGTGTCCAATCCCTCCAACCAACTCAACACAGACACATCAGAAAAACTCATCCGGTACTTGGTCCGACACCAGCACTGGAGCCCCCTTGAAATGGTTTCGGCTTGCTTGGAAATTACAACAACAAGGGATATCGCTCGACAAATTCTGCGGCACAGGTCATTCTCCTTCCAAGAGTTCAGCCAACGCTACGCGGATCCAACAAAAGATCTCAACTTTGTACTCAGAGAAGCCAGACTACAAGACCCGAAGAATAGACAAAACAGCATAAGCACAGATGACCAGGCGTTAGAAAACGAATGGTTCCGTGCGCAACAACGAGTGATTTATGCCGCCAAAAGAGAATACGAGTGGGCTATCAAAAATGGCATTGCCAAAGAACAAGCTAGGGCCGTGCTACCAGAAGGCCTAATTGAAAGTCGCTTGTACATGAATGGCACCTTGCGATCATGGATCCACTTTATTGAACTGCGCTCGGCCAATGGCACACAAAAAGAACATCAAGAAGTTGCTGTGGCCTGTGCCGAAGTTATCAGTAAGATCTTCCCAATGGCTTCAGACTTAGTTGCATAATCATAGGCATTGTGCTATACTAGCACATGGCATTCATCCAAGATCCCCCTAAACCCAAACATTGGCAACCGTACCAAGTCAAATTCATTGATGGTAAGGCAGTGGCGTTTCGTGATGTTATAGTATACACTATCCGCATGGGCGATGTTGACGATCCAGATTTGTATGTGGCTCAACCCATATATGAATGGCAAGAAAGTGATGCTGGTAAGTTTATTATGGAACACGCTGTGGAAAAACCTTACTGGCATAGAACTAATGACATTGCCAGTTACGGACATCGTTATGATATTGTGGCCAGACTGAGCGAACAAAATGAAACATTCTGGACACTTAAATGGGGAAACAAATGAAAATATTAGTAACAGGAGGCATGGGCCTCATTGGGCACAATGTGGTACAACGTCTTAATCGACTGGACCATTTGGTCAGCATTGTTGACAATGCAACTAACTATGGTATTATTCCGCAGGCTGAAATTGATTACTTGATGGAAGAACGAGGGATGAAGATTGGCTGTCAGCACTTGTACAAGGCTTCGATTGAATCAGCTGACACAATTGACTATGTGATCAGAGTGCAACAACCTGAAGTGATTGTACACATGGCCAGCTTTCCCAGACAGAAAGTTGTCAATGCCAACCCTGCACACGGCGCCGATGTGATGATGCGTGGCCTGATCAACGTTCTTGAGAGTGCCAAAAGATACGGTGTTAGACGTTTTGTGTACATGTCAAGCTCAATGGTATACGGAGACTTTGCGGATCAGGTCACAGAAGATGCCCCATGCAGTCCAATTGGACAGTACGGCATTATGAAACTTGCAGGAGAATGGTTGGTAAAAGACTATGCTAGACGCACAGGAATGGAATATGTTATTTTACGCCCCTCGGCGGTATACGGTCCACTGGATGTGGAAGATCGTGTTGTGGCAAAATTTATGCTCCGAGCCATGCGTGGTCAAGTTCTCAGTGTTAACGGCGCATCTGAAACACTCGACTTCACCTACGTTGATGACGCAGCGGATGGCGTTGTGGCGGCTGCACTGGTACCGGGTGCTGCGAACAACACGTTTAACATTACAAAATCTCATTCAGTTTCGCTATTACAGGCCGCAGAAATGATTGTTAAAATTGTGGGTTCCGGCACAATAGAATGCCGAGACAAGGACGCAGACTTTCCCAGCCGGGGCGCACTAAATATCGATAAGGCCAGACAGATACTGGGCTTTGATCCCAAGGTCGATGTTGAAGAAGGATTTCAAAATTACTACCACTGGCTTGACAATTCCGTTTACTGGTCTCCGAAAACAGTATAACAATCTCCGCCAGGAGATCCTGGACGTAACTGATGAAGTTTTGCGTTCGGGTCAGCTGATGGACGGCAACTATACTGCTGAGTTTGCTCATTGGATCAGCAGAAAGAACGGTGTCAAGTATGCTACCTTGTGCCACTCAGGCACACAGGCACTAGAGATCATTGCTGAATACTTTAGAAGCAAGATCAGCATCACTCCACCCACTGTGGTCATACCTGCGCTGACCTATCCTGCCACTGCTAATGCTTGGATTCGAGCCGGCTGGAATATCTACATTTTGGACACAGACAACCATGGACAAATGGACTATAGAAAACTGCCCCAGGACCTGAGTTATCAAGCAGTGTGTCTAGTTGGACTATATGGTCAGAGTGTTCATCAACATTGGCGCAATCATGGAGACATCATTGTGGAAGATGCCGCACAGCATTGGTTGGCCGACAACTGCCACAGACACAGCGAGTCAGCTGCAATAAGTTTTGACCCTACAAAAAACTTTGCCAACTATGGCAATGGTGGTGCTGTAGTGACCAACAGATATGAACTGCAAGAGTTTGCAAGAGATTATGTGAACAACGGCAAACATCTCCGGCACAGCGAAATAGGCACCAACAGTCGCATGAGTGAGGTGGATTGTGCGCAAATGATGATCAAAACCCGGCACTTGGCTGCATGGCAAAGTCGTAGAAGTACCATTGCTGCCTATTGGATGAACCGCTTGGAAAAGTCACCCGTACGATCATTGATTGACAAAAGCAATTTTGACAAGCATTGTTTCCACAAGTTTGTGATTGAAGTGGATCAACGAGATATTGTGCAACGCAATCTCTCTTTGCGTAAGATTGAGACCAAGATTCACTATGCTGAGCCTTTACAAGAACTGCCTGTGTTCCAACAATACCAAGGTCCAGACATGCTGAGTGCCAGTTATGCACTCAGCCGTAGATGTTTGAGTTTGCCTATCTACTCTGAGCTCACAGACTTAGAAGTAGAGTACATCATTGATCAGTTGTTAGACTGCGCCGCATAAACGCATAACTAGCCAACCACGCCCAATCATAACTCTTTCGCAGTTCTGCAAAGTCTCCATTGACTGAGTTGTAATATTCTTCAGCATCTTCTGCACCAAGTCGGCTCCATTGCGGATCTGCTTCGTCGCTGTTGATATCAAGCCATTTGTTCAAGCGGTATTCACTTTCCACATCAGGCAAAGTGGTCATCAGTTTAATTACTTCACGGAAAGCAGTGCGCCAGGCCATCCACGGTGAGTCAGTATACCAGGCTGTGCCTGACAAGATGGGTACTACTTCGTGTGGCTGGTCTAGTGTGAAGTCCAAGCCTTGTCCTGTGTTTTCTAGTGCCAGTTGTTTATTATAAGCAATCATGGCCTGGTGTCCGTATATCAATCCGTTGAGAGGATTCTCAGCATGAAAGATATAGTGCTTGGCTTGTTGCATGCGATCCGGTTGCCAGTTCCAGTCAAATTCTTTATTGACCTGCAACTTAGCAAATACTGCAAAGAACCAAGGTGTACAACTGACCTGTGCAGCAGCATGATAAGCAGCCACACGCCCATTCACACCATCCACACGGTGCAGTCTATTTTCTAAATTACAAGTCGCACTGGCTAGATGTGCAAAGTGTCGATCAGCGTTGATTTCGCCATTGCTTATAAACACAATATCTAATGGCTTGTCTTTCAACATTCGTCGTGTTTTGTCTATGTGCGGATAGTCATACAACTGTGTCTTGATAAAGGGCACAGCCACTTTAGGCACAACCACACTGCCAGCACCTGAACTTACAGGCACAATGGTCTTGGTTTCTTGACGCCATAGTGAGACTGTGACCAAGGCTTGATCCACATAATCTGTTGTGGTAAACAATGCCAACGGTCCAGACCAATCTGTGTTCTTGACTGCATCAACTTGGCTATCTTCGGCATGCACAATTACCGGTATTGGCCGGCGTGGCACCTTGCGCCGGGACACATAGTTTACTGAATACCATTCTAGCAATTGTTTCTTTTCTGCTCGTTCAGCAAAGGTAGGCACATGCATGTAGAATGTGTCCCCAAATTTTTGAGTGTCGCTGGGAAACACATGCAGCATGGTGCTTTGCCACTTCTCTGGGTGCCAGGAGAAGTCAAAGTTGCTGTAGTCACAGATACTGGAGCATACCCACACATGTTCATGTGTGCCCACAAGACTCTTGGCCAGTCGAATTAGTGTGTCGCGATAGTTATCAAAATATCTTATGCGTTTGAAAGTGTTAGGTATATTGCCAGCATTGCCATCCAAGTGATCAATCTCAACAATGGGCACAGCTTCGGCTGAGACTTCGGCTCGCATCATATCCACATACTTGACTTCACTAGCGCCTGGCACACGATATTGAGGACCACCTGTCTTTTGGTGCTGTGTAGCAAACTGATAGATGTATGGCGGCGACCCTGGATCTGGTACCCAAGAGAAATCCATGTCTCGAATATCAACATTGTCAGGAATGTGCCATAGTGTCATGTCTGCTGGCAATTCAGCAACAGATGAATCCATGTACTTGCGCTCGGTAGCACCTGGCATGCGATACTCCACGGTGGGCATTACTTCAGCTGAATGCCATTGGTTACCAAACACATAAATGTAAGGCGGGTCACCTGGATCTGGTACCCAAGAATAATCCATATCGCTTTCAACTACATTATACCAAGGTCGATTGGGGTTCTCAGGCAACTTGGCTTTCGGTTCGTCCATGTACTTGATGTCTGTAGCACCCGGCATGTCATATTCAACTGTGGGCATGATCTCTGCAGCATGCCATTGATTACCAAAAACATACTTGTAAGGTGGCGAACCTGGATCTGGTTCCCATGACCAATCAAAGTCACAGGAACGATGTGTTTGAAACTTTTCTGGATTGCCACGTCGACGTGCTTTGGGCTGATCCATGTACTTGATTTCTGTGGCTGCACCAACTCGATACTGCAATGCTGGACGCTGTTCGGGCGTGAGCCATTGATTGCCAAACACATAAACATAAGGAGGATCAGTGGGGTTGGGCCTCCACGAGTAATCAAACTCTACAATATCGTCTATCAATTCAAAAGCACCGGGATTGTGTGCTACTTTGGCCGTAATGTCGTCCACATACTTGATTTCTGTTGCGCCATCCGCATGATAGGCCACAGTGGGTTCGTAAACTGCTGGGTTCCATTGGTTGCCAAACACATAGATATACGGCGGATCAAACGGATTAGGCTCCCACGAATAATCAAACTCTTCCGTGTTGATATGCACACGCCATTGATTGCCCGAGTCGGGTAAACGACATGTGCGACGATCCATGTATTTGATTTCTGTTGCACCATCCACATGATATCGCAAACTGGCTTTGAACTCTGGTGGGTTCCATTGATTACCAAACTGGTAGATATAAGGCGGGTCTTTGGGATTAGGTAACCAAGTCCAATCCCAGGCGCTATCGTCAATGTCTTCGCAGAATTCCCAATTGCCCATGCAACTGCCTAACTCAGGTTGTGGTCCATCTACGTATTTGATTTCTGTTGCACCGGGTACTGTGTATGACACAGTGGGCATGATCTCGCCAGGCCAATGTTGATTGCCCCACACATAGATATATGGTGGGTCTCCGGGATCAGGTACCCAGCTAAAATCCCATCGTTTGATATATTCGTGCATGGTCCAATTGGTTTTGTCTTCAACTAATGTTGCTGTCATGTCCATGTACTTGCGTTCTGTTGCACCAGGCACATGATATTCCACAGTGGGCATGATCTCACTGGGCCAATGTTGATTGCCAAACACATAGACATAAGGTGGATCCAATGGATGCGGACTCCACGACCAATTCCAACTGTTTTCGTCTATAGCATGCAACACCTGCCAGTTTTCTCTTTGAGATCGATTGGGAATGATTTCACTGTGAAAGTTCAATTGATCAGTAAGTTCTTTTGGAACCAAATAAGTTCCTGAATAATCGTGCCATTGGCTGGGCCAGGTGTGAATTTGTTTGGCTTGCCAGGGCTTGGGTTCAAAAAGCCAATCCCAGCCCGAGTAATCACATAAGTAATTTACCCACCAAAAGTACCTGGTGGTGCTCAATTGCCGTGCATGTTCAATACTATCAGCCTCACGCTCATGCACAAACAAATTAGGCTTAGGCCCTGAATAAAAAATATCAAACATGGTTAGAATAGACGAAATTTACAACAACACCTTTTGGCCTTGGATCAAACACAATAGGCCAGGCATTAGAATGTTCATGTGTGATCCATTTGGACGCAGTGATCCTGATAGTGTGGTAAATTATGGCAGCGATGATATACACGAACACAATTATATATTCTTTTTTGACCAAGAGCCAATACATTTGAACATACACACCGCCACATTTGACGAAGTGCGTAATGTCAAAAATTATGATATTCACTATCATAACCCAGATAATTTACCAATTGGTGCTATATGCACCAGTGAACGTGACAGCGACAATGTAACTGCAATATGTGCCCAGTATGGTTGGAAAAGTTACTATTACTTTTTTCACGGCTGGGCAGCACTAGATTGGTATCGTGGCTACGACAAAACATTTTTAATCAAACCCATTGAGGAACGAGCTCCTACTAAAACATTCCTGGCACCCAATAGAATCATTGCCGGAGAACGCAGACACAGATTGGAAATGCTGTATCACATATTCAAACTGGGCATGACTGACAACCATATCTCATGTCCGGCTGTGTGTCCTGTAGAAAACATCAGCATAGTAGACGCTGCCCGGCCGTTAGTAGATCAGTATCCAGATATTCAAGATGTGTTTCGAGCACAGCAATTACCCATCAACTTTGCTGGCGAAACTGATCATCCCATGCATTCGTGTTGGCTCAGTTTGTTTGACCAGGCTGCTGATAGTCTGTTATACTTGGTTACAGAGACTGTGGCCACAGGCCGTAGACATCACATTACAGAAAAAACATTCAAACCAATTGCCATGGGCATGCCGTTTGTGTTGGTGGCCACGCAAGGCAGTTTGGAGTATTTGCGCAGTTATGGATTTAAGACTTTTGGGCATGTATGGGACGAGTCCTATGATGCCATCCAGGATGATCGCGATAGAATCCGTGCGGTTGCGAGCTTGCTTCAAACTCTTTGTGACCTTTCCGTTGAGGAACGAATTGCACTATACCAGGATTGTCATGAGACGATTGAACACAATTGGAATCACTTTTACAATGGCGGTTTTGAAGCAATTCTTTGGGAAGAACTACAGGGTATGTTGAATGGCATTGAGCTTTAATTTTGTTGTTGATCGTGTGATACACGACAAAATATATCCACATCTTGCTACCTGGTCTGCTGAACCCTACACACCTGAGTGGCGTCAGTTTGGCAGTAAATGGCCATACACCACTCCCTTACGCATACAAGAGTATTGCAAACTGCATGAAGTTCCGATCAACACATATTCCATTGAAGACTATCCTGCTGGCAGCTTCTATCCCGTTGCCATCGGATTCTTTGACTTTGGCATAGATTATTTTGATCTATTGCCTTCCGCTGTGTTTGCCGCAGTTGCCAGTAACCAACTAAAGATATTGTTTTTCTATCACGAAGGCGATAATCCTTATCGTATCAAACAGCGACTGGATGAACTGGTTGAGTTGCATCAGTGTTCCACCAACTGCTATGTGTTTGTGAGTTCAAACTCTACTGCTCAAAATATACCTGGCTTTGTGGCCTTTCAAGACAGTGAGCTTTGGTACTATCAACGAAATCACAGCAACCCGCCGTTGCCTATACCTCACAAACCAAGAGATAAAGATTTTACTGCATTAGCAAGAACACACAAATGGTGGCGTGCTATAGCGCTCACTGACTTGCATTCACAAGAACTGCTTGCCAACAGTTACTGGAGTTACTGCGAAACAACCCAAGCCACTGATATTGAAGACTGTCCTATTGAAGTAGACTATCTCAAGTTGAAACAAGCCACACTGGATTTTGTAGCAGGCGGTCCTTACATAAGCGACGAACTCACACAAGACGAACGCAACGATCACAGTCTCAACTCAGAACCCAAATACTTTATGGGTTCCTACTGCAATATTGTGTTGGAAAGTCAATTTGACTATGATCAAAGCGGAGGCATATTGTTGAGTGAAAAAACATTCAAACCCATCAAACACGGACAGATGTTTTTTATAGCAGGTGGAGCAGGCAGTCTACAAGTGTTGCGTGACATGGGCTACAGAACATTTGATTCGGTACTAGACAACCGATATGATCGCGAACCTGATAATACCATGCGTTGGATCAAACTCAGCGAGGCCATTGCCCAAGCACATGCCCAAGGTCTAAGCACTTTGTTTGAACGGTGTAGAGCAGACATTGAATACAACCAACATTTATTCATGCAGATCAAAACTCCACGCTTAAATACCCTTATAGAGCAAATAAATGAACAACATCGTTAATTCTTTCACCAGCTGGCAACCACTCGAAGAAGTTATTGTGGGTCGTGCGTATCGGCCCGACTACTTTGAGTTCTTAGATGATAGCCAAGTGCGCAATCAACTGCAACAGATCCTTGCAGAAACTGAAGAGGACCTAGACAATTTATCCAAGACTATTGAGCAGTTTGGTGCGCGAGTTCGCAGGCCGGACCTAGTGGATAAAGAACAGTTTATCATTGGTCAGATACACAGTTCAGGTGCACCACTACCTCCACTCACACCAAGAGACTGGCAAATCACATTAGGCAACCGACTGTTGCGAGTGTTGCCCATGGACGAACTCACTAACTTGTGTGCAGAATATGCCACAGCACAACCTGGATCAGTTGTGGATCCACACGGCGGTAAATGGAATCCCAATTGCATTTTAAATGGTGCAAGTGCGTCATGCATTGTGCGTGTGGGCCGGGATGTATTTTTTGACAACTCAGACTACTTGCGCCCAGATCAAACTCGTTGGATTGTGGACAATGTGTTGGGCCCAGAGTATCGCATACACGAAGCTGTGACAGATGGGCATGGTGATGCTGTGTTTGCTATTTTGAAACCTGGTGTGATACTGTCAAGCAAACATGATCAGAATCTAAACTTTGAACGTGACTTTCCGGGTTGGGACGTATGTAAGGTATGGGATAGTTCAATTTGGGCTGCAATTGAAGTTGGCAAGTTCAAAGCAGAATCAACGCCTGGTGCTTGGTATGTCACAGGACAAACACCCAGTGAACAATTTATCAACTTTGTGGACACGTATCTTTCAAAGTGGACTGGTTTTGTACAGGAAACTGTATTTGATGTCAACTGCTTGGTTCTGGACGAAAGCCATGTTATTTTCTCGGCCTACAACAAAGATGTGTTTGACTTTTGTAGAAAGCACAAAATAGAACCTATCATCAGTGAACTGCGTCACTCATACTTTTGGGATGGTGGCATCTCATGTTGCACACAAGACATCCGTCGTCGTGGCGGATTAGAAACTTATCTTTAACCCAACATTTCGTTAAACCAAATTTGCAAGGTAAAACGAGTTATGTCTTTGGGAACATCATGATGTCTTCCGTGCATAACTTGCATGCCATGAAAGAACCAGGCAAAATTGTCCCGGTACGGCAACTGTACTAGTATCTCACCTGCCTCATTGTAAATGGTTGTTCCTGAGTAATCGTGCGGAGTGTTAGTCAAGTACACCTGCATCATATAAGAGCCGCCTGCTTCTTTGTGTGGGCCCAATGCACCAAACCCAGTGAGATCGGCCCATATACTGCTTACACTATGTTCTAATCTAATATTCAAGTGTTGTTCAATGGGTTGTTTGAATTCACTGCTATTGAAAAATTTCACAAGTTCGGCCCATTCGTCACCTTTTTCGTCAAATAAGTATCTAGGACGATTGCCAGTATCACGACACCAGTCTGGTTGAGGCCAATGTTCACATCCTGGTGTAAATTCTGCACACAGAGCATGCAGCTGATTTAATTGATCTGCACCAAATACCTGATCAATTAACAATACTTGACTGCCTGTTTCGGTGGTTAGTGTGTTTATGAGCATACTTTTATTCCATACAATGTTTCAAATCTATCAGCATCTGCGCGATCATTTACCATTGGTTCGCCGCGTATGTTCAAACTTGTATTAAGCAACATAGGGCAGCCGGTCTCAGCATACCATGCTTCCAACAGCTTTCTTATACCTGATCCATCCCGGGGTACAGTTTGCACTCGACTAGTGCCATCAATGTGAATGATTGCTGGATACTGCTCCGGGAATCTACAGTGTGCAACCACTTGCATGTACCTGCTGTCACTCCAACACTTTGGCATGATAAAATAACGATCAGCCAACTCTTGCAGTATTACCGGAGCAAATGGTCTAAACTTTTGGCGTCGTTTTATTGCATTGACTTGATCCTTTATGTCTGAACCTCTAGGATCTGCTAACAATGATCTATTGCCTAGGGCTCTGGGTCCGAATTCCGCTCGGCCAGATGCCACGCCCACAATACGATCAATGAGAAGAGCAGCCATGGCACTGTCAACAGGATAATCACCAGGTATATCATGGCCAAGATTAGCACTAGTCCACTGAACACACCCGCCGTAAGCAAGAGCGGCGGCCCCCAGACTACTGCCAGCATCACCAGGACAAGGCATAATCCATATGTTATCAAAGTATTCACCTAACCTCCTATTGGCCAGGCAGTTTAGTGCTACCCCGCCCATGTAAACCAAGTTGTTGCTCCATCCAAAGTTTTTTGCACGAGTCATAACTTGATGTATTAGATATTCTGTAAGTTGCTGTGCTGATGCAGCAATATCTGCATTGGTTGCAAATCCCAAGAACTCCGGCTCAAGCCCTGTGTGTAAGTTTGATTTGAATCGCACTTGTTCTGGGTTGTCTACAAGTGTATCACGCATGACTTCAGTCCATTGAGGCCTGCCCCAGCCAGCCATACCCATGGTGATGTATTCTTCGTCTAGTGGGTGTAGGCCAATGCGCTTAGTAATAGCAGAGTAGAATAAGCCAATTGAATGTGGATAACTTTGCGACCAAAGTTTTTTATATGTTGCGCGATAATTTTTATCATACATTGCTCCCCAGATTGACACTGTGTCCCATTCGCCCACAGCATCTATCACAACCACTGTGGCTATGGGATAAGGTGACGTTTGAAAACCAGCAGCCGCATGACACAAGTGATGGTTGTAGTTTTTTATGCGTTTTCCACTAATTCTATCGGCGCCAAGCTGTTGCTTGAGTATTTGTCTTGTGGTTACTTTGTTCCACTCAACGCCCTGCCCTGAGTACAATTGACGCAGTTGTTTCAGCCACGGACGTTCATAGTACGCAACAGTGTCTACCTGACTCATGTCAATTTCGTCAAGCATGGCCATGGAAATATCAGCATCATTCTTTTGCTTGCTGTAGCGTTCTGAATGGCCGGCAAACACAATCTTGCCATGCTGATCTAGCAAGGTCAAGGCAGCGTCATGAAACCCTGCGGATACGCCTAGGGTGTGTTTCATTTGTAGATAAAAGGATCTCTTTTGCGTAGCTCTTTTAATTTTTTACGATAGCGGTACTCTAGCGTAATTCTGTTCCAAATACTTTTAATCCATTTCATTTCAATCTCCTTATTTGCTGTTCACGATAGTCTGGATCGCTCCAGCGATAATTGTAGGTAGTTTCTCCCCATCCAGTGCGTATGCTCAACACATCAAGATGTTGGGCCAACTGTGCCCAAATCTTTTTATAATCTTCTGTGCCAAATGATCGCATTAGATCAACCTGTGCCACCTTTGGGTGACCAATGGTGAGACTTTTGTCCTCTGGATCAAACCCATTGTCCAGTAGCCAGGTGCGGAACTCTGCGAGCTTGGTCTTTTGCCAGTGATAAGCGCCTGGGTCACGGGCCCATTCGATATCAAAGTCGCCAGCGGCTTCAGTTTGTACACGCAGTCCTGTAGTAACCAGCTCGTTAACCCGCGAATCCCTACCTTCATCATTGAACACCTCCCAGTGATGTTTGCCAACTGCTTTATTTACACCCAAATAAACACCGCCTAGAGTTCTGTTGATGGTGTCTATACCAAATAACTCATAGTCTTCGGGCTCTAGTGCAAATCGCGGAGCATTTAACCAGCACATCAGCTGCGATGGTCTGCGCCATTCTGGTGCTTGTACTGCTTTACGCATGGATAGCACAAGGCTTTCCAATTCATGGCACAGCAAGTTTAGTTGACGTATGTGCCAGCGTGTGGCAGGATCGGCTGAATTGTAGTAATTTGAAATACCCCCTGACCATCCTTGTAGATCTTCAAAGTATCTGTGCAGTGAATTCATACGTTCATGGTTGATATCTAAGTCTGACTGTACGGTATTTTCTACTGTGTAAGCATCACAATCAATACAATAGCCAACGCCACTTCGATTGATGTGATCAATACTAGTATTAATTTGCTCACAAAGGTATCGTGCATTTCGTTCACTTTCTGTCCAGCCCATCCAACAGTAATTCTTTTCCAGATGCAGATCAGTTCTAATGACGTCATTGAGCGCAGCCAACCATTTACGTCCCAAGCTGTTGTCATCTACATCTATATGTAGCGTTAGCAAGCTGTCCTTACCGCGTAGGTCTATTTCAATATGATCAAGCAATTTGATCCCACCATTCTTTTATTTCTGGTCTTGCACTTAATATTTCTGCCATAGTGATCTTTTGAGTGCGTATGCTTTCTAATTGTAACACTCTAGCCCGGCCTTTTGCAAGACCTGCGCGATATGTATCCGGCCATTGTTCTTCAAATGTAGGACGGGTTTTTAATTGTAGCAGTACATCACGCATGGCGCCAGCGGAGCGGCCTGCTAGTTCATCTATCCAAGGATCCAACAAGTGTCTAGGTAGCGCAAGTGGACTCATAATGATATCAGGTGAGAATGAGAATATCACTTTGGCTAATAATTGCACGCCAAGTTCGTTAGCTAACGCATTCATATTATCCACTTCAAACATGCCCGGCAGTGTGAGTGTAAAGTCCAGTCGCATCTGTCGAGTATTGGTAGCAATCTCTAGACCCTGACGAAAATTGTTTAAAAATATTGGATAGGAGAGACCGGTTCGGATGTATTCTCCGACGGGGCCTGTGCCGTCAAGGCTTGCGCAGATTTGCCAGTCTCGTAACCCCAACAAAATATCTTTATACAGATTCCAATCACCGTACTTAACACGGCTAAGATTAGTATTATATCTAGCGTAAACATTTTTTCCATCTCCTAGTTCAATGATGCGGCGCATGTAACGCCAATGCTGTTCGTACATGAGTGGCTCGCCGCCTACCCAGTAGATTTCTTCTACTCTGTGCTCTTCTACTGCACGACTGAATTCTTCTTCAATTTGTGTGTCTTGAAACTGTGTGATTTCTCTACGTATATCTGGCTGCATCCATGCATTTTTGGTATTACTCCAGTCGATCATTTGATGTTGGCGCTGTTCAGTTTCCCATGCACTACTTAACATATCTCCGCAGGTCCTGCATTTAAAATTGCATAAGTTTGAAAAACGATAGTCCCAACTTACAGGCAGCATCGAAGTACGGCCATTTAGATCAGTTTTGCCAATCACATCATCATATTTGTGTTGGAAAAGATGCCAAAAGTACGTGCGATAGACATCTGTGTTTAGCAGTTTATCATTGCATACTTCGCACTCTGGTAGTGTTTCACCGGCCATCATGCGTCTGCGCACACTCTGCATGTGTGGTGAATTCCAGTGAGCTTCCAGTGTAACAGGGATATACCGTCCAGTGCCGGACCGGGTGTCTATGTATTGTTCAAAGTTCTGCGCAGGTTCTCTGCTGGCACAACACATTCTGCGTTCAGTTTGCGGACTCAAATATGTGTGAGTCCAAGGTGCCATGCATAGGGTTTCAGGCTTGTGCATTTAGTTGTTGTTCAATCCATCGGTAAGTTTCTGCAAGGCCAGTTTCTAAACTGTCTGGTGGTGCCCAATTTAATATTTGTCTAATCACAGTGTTGTCACTCACCCGACCCATTACTCCTTGTGGGCCGTTGATATTTTTAATATGCACTGGTTTGCCAACCACTGTGCTAATCAAGCGTACTAGATCATTCATGGTAATCATTCTGTCAGATCCAATATTAATAGGTTCAGTGTGTGCGCTGGCCATCAATCTATGTATGCCTTCAACACAGTCATCAATGTATAAGAAACTGCGAGTTTGTGTGCCTGGTCCCCAAACTTCTACTGTGTCAGTTGCTTGTATGACTTTTCTGCACAGTGCAGCCGGAGCTTTTTCTTTTCCGTCATTATAAGTGCCGTCGGGTCCAAATACATTGTGCAGCCTGGCCACACGCACATCAATGCCATAGTTTCTAGCATAACTTGCATACAGTCTTTCGCTGAATAGCTTTTCCCAACCATACTCACTGTCAGGCTCTGCAGGATACGCTGATGCTTCGTTTAGCACAGGATTGTCAGCATCCATTTGATTGCGTTTGGGGTAGATACAAGCTGAACTTGAGTAGAATATTTTGGGTATCTTTTTAAAGGTCATTTCATGCAGGATATTCAAATTGATAATGGCTGAATTGTGCATGATGTCAGCGTCATTGTCCCCAATAAAGATATAGCCTGCACCTCCCATGTCTGCGGCCAACTGATATATTTCATCAATGTCTTTTCGAAGCAGTCGTGTGACACTGCGTTGATTGCGCAGATCAACTTGATGGAACTCATCGCAGGCGGTAATGCTAAATTCTGGAAACTTTAAATCAGCGCCAATTACATAATGACCCTGTGCTTTTAAACTGCGCACAAGATGTGTGCCAATAAATCCGCCTGCGCCACATACCAATATCTTTTTCATTTTTCTATTTCCTGCTGATAGTATTCAGCAACCTGCTGATGAAGCTGACTGTCGGTAATATGATAGTACGGACGATAACATCTTGCAGTCACATGGTCCCACAAGTTGTATTCACTGCGGTATTCACTGTATTGATCAAAATAACCTCCTGTACCGCCAAAACTTGCATGCTCAAATCCACCCTGGTCAAATCTAAATGGTCGGTTGCTCTGCACCAATTTGCGCAAGGTGTGTTCTATTGTGATGGCATTTTGATATATAGCAAGATCTAAATCAAAAAACTCTGTGTAGTATTCTTTCAAAATTCTTAATGAATTTTGATCAAATGGTGTGGTAATTTCACTAGCAGTATGATAGCTGAATGGCACATATTCACCGGCATGCAATTTTTCGCCGCGTGTGCAACTTGTAAAATGCACAATCACAAACTCAGCCTTGTCTTGGATGGCCTGATTCACCTGGCGTGCTATCAACAGATTGGTGCTGGTGCGACGACTGTAGTTACGCACCTCACAATGCTGGCCCAACAAGTCAGCCCACATTGGCCCATATTCTGGGTCTGGTGCACAAAAACTATCACCACATATAGCTATCACAAAAACTCCTGTATTACATCAATGATTTCTGTCTTGAATTGACGATGAATTATGCTTGTGTCAAAGTAATGATGTTTGTTGTGTTGTAGTTTCTGTTCAGTCACAGCATCAAACTTGCCTGTGCTATAATTTTTCACTGCATCAAATACCACAGCAGTGGTTGCTGCAAGTCGTTGATTGTCATCTAAGATTTTGTCGTAATCTTCAGACCAGAGATTTGAGAACGTTTCAAACCCTTCACGCTGCAAGTATCTGCAGGTACCTTCGCTACCATAGCACACAAACGGATGATATAATGCAATGGGTTTGAAAATCTTTTCACTCACTTCTGTTCTGGAGCTGCTGGCATTTTCTAGCAGCACAGCAGAACGCATCCAGCTTTCTACCACCACCGAAAAAGCTGTGGTGTTGTACCATTCAGGATTCATGTACAGGTGCCAAATTACTCTGGGATTGGCTTCTCCGGGATCGTCAAATGTTCGCCCACGCTCCACATAACTCCAACGAGCATGTGGCAACAAAGGCGCTAGATCTTGTGTGACACGGTCTTTGTGTTTGCGTATCTTGTTTAACAGCATGAGAAATGAATACTGCACATTGCGCTGCGGTTGATATTGATTGTATTCAAAATTTGTTACAGTTAGGGCACTGTTGTACCACAACCAATTTCCACAGCGTAATTCCAGCATGAGTGGATCAATCAGTCTACTACCAGTATCTACATCACTGTCGTACAAATGGTCCACAACAATGCGGAATCCTGCCTGTTGAAAATAACGATACCAAGCAGACTCTGGGTTTTTGGCACGCCAAAAAGTTGTTAAGATCACAGTGTCTGCACTATTATAATTAACACCTGGCTGGTATTGCACTAGATCAAAGTGCTGTTGCACCAGGTGAGCAATAGCACCTTGTGTGAAATTGGGGTAGTCCTCCTCTAAATATAACAATTTAATTTTGGTCATTGTGATAGTTTAAAATATCAGCCAATTCTGGTGCAACGTCACGCAAGTTTTGTTCTCGTTTGCGATCCAAGTCACGTATCTTCATGTTGGTCATAAACCCATCAGTACTTGCACCATTATTCATAAAGTCAATAATGCGATTGAATTCTTCACGGTATTTAGATGGCACTGACGCCGAGCGCAAATGTTCTGTAATTTGCGCCTTGGCCGAGTCTGGCAGTGTGGCAATTGAAAAATACCATGCGTCATGCATGATATTCCAGTACATAAAGTCAAACCGTTGCAGTGCTATCCAGTGTGCTAGTTGGTCAATATAACGCACATTAAACACATTGACGGTACTACAGCATTGTAAACGTAGGTTGGGCAGAGAATCTTTGAGATATTGAAAACTTGTAATGTTGTCCAGCACCACAGCCCAATCTGCATTGGTGCGTTGATATTCAAATCTTGCACCCACATCGTCAATTGAGAATGCTACTTCTACTGTTTTAAAATGTCGCCAAATTTCTGGTCCGCGTGTGGGCCATTGTGTGCCATTTGTGTTGTAGTGTATTTCAACTTGATGTGCAATACCACGATCCACAATGCCTTGCAACATATCAAAGTGTTCAGCAATCATAAATGGTTCACCACCGGTGAATTCAATGTAACGTATGTCATTTAAACAGGTGTCAATTTCTGTCCAAAATGATTGATTTTCTCTGGGCCAAGCGCCGGCACGAAGCATTTGATAGGGAAATGATTTCTTTTTGTCTTCATCAGGCGGCATATCATTGAGCTCTTCTGTGGCAAATTGGCTTGATGACCATGATCCGCATATACGGCATTTTAAATTGCAGATGTTGCCCAGTTTTAAATCCAAGAACATTAAGGGCTTGGCGTCTGCGGTCCATTCACCTGATATGCCCATGTGCTTCATTCTGTCTAGTGTGTGCATGCGTTTTGACGTGCGTCCTGACCGTTCTTCCATCCAGCATTTTCTACAGGTCTGTGGTTTCTTGCCTGCTAAAAATTCTTCACGCAGTTCAGTCATTGCCCGAGAGTTTTGTATGCTTGCAAAGTCAGCTGTGAGCAATGAAAACTTTTCACCGTTATCATCCGTCAGTTCGTCGTCGGCTAAACAACATGGGCGCACTGTGCCAATGGGCGAAGCTTCTAGGCTAACCCAGGGCAATACGCAAAATTTATCGTGTGGTATGTTCATAAGTTATATTTTTTAAATTCATCAACCAGCCAGGGAAATACTGTGGGCCAATGTGTGTTACGTCTGTGATCCATTGTATTTAAAAAATCAAACAACTCTCGTATTTGTTTTGGCTTGGGCCCACCATGTTTACTTTGTTTTGCTATGCCCACAAGATAGTGTTTGCTGGCAATCTCTTCTGGCGTTTGGGTGGGTTTTAAACTGATTGCAAGATCAAAGTCTTCACAAAATATATCTCCAAACAAATCAATAAACATGTGATCAGGACTGTTAACAGAGTTTTGATAGTGATATACTTTTCTTTTAAGATTCCATTGATTTATCTTGTGCAACAAGTCTGGTAATGTCTTTACAGTTAACGGAGTCACAGTGGAAGAAACAATCAAATTGATCCAAGATTGATCCAGCAAATATTCAAAGTTTCTTTCCCATTCTTGTAAGTTTAAGGGATATCGCACATATTCCTGTGGTGCACCCCAACAGTCCAGGCTGGCAGTAATTTCAAATTCTCTAATGCTTCCACGGTCAATCAACTTGCGAACTCGTTGCACTATCTTTTGCAGGTATGGCAATCGAGCATTTAAATTTGTAAACATTTGCAATTTAAGCTCAGGCGCTGGATACTGCTCAAATAATGTAAGGCATTGTTCTAACTCTGGCTGATACAGTGGTTCACCGCCCAGGATGTTGAACACTGTGAGTGTATGCCCGTGCAGTTTCAACCATTCAAATAGTTTTTGTTTGTTGCTTTCGATGTTGGTGCTTTTGGCAAATGCAGGAATACCATGCCGCACATTCTCAGCGTCCCATAAACTGCTAAAATGCGGGCCGCAATAAAGACATTTTAAATTACAAGCGTTGTCAAAATACACTTCTAGTATTCTGGGAGTAACATGTACTGCCACAGGATTCTGATCCAGTTCAGGTGGTGCATGTATACCGGGAAAATCCAAGTTTGTTATTCTATCACTTTGACCACCTGCTGCTTCAATGTCTTGACAGTAGGTGCATCCTTTTGCAGGCCATTTGCCGTCAAGCATTCTCATGCGATCATCTATTTTGGTAGCTGTGTTATGAAAATCAAAGTCAGAACCAAATTTATGCCCATTGGTTCTATGACAACTGGCAGTTTGATCAGTGGTTAAAAATATTGTACTCCAGGTCCATTTGAGTTGGCAAGCTGTGTTGCTCACAATGGGAAAACGTTTGTTAATCAATTTGGATTTGTTTTGAAAACTGACCGGAACATATCCAAATTGATTGATACATTCTGATTGAATTGATTCTGGAAGTTGTGTGAAATTTTCTTCAGACTCGCAATCCGGCCACTGTGGGTCACGTACAGCTGAATAAAACTCTTTCCATGTGCTCATTTTAATGCTGCTAATTCTGGAATTGTATCCAGGATGTTTTCCGTTCGTATAGCATCAAGTTCGTTTGTTTTGCGCCAGAATGTATCTATTAGGTGTGTGTTGTCTGTGGCATTCATAAAGGTAATAGCTGATTCAAAACCTTGTGTGGCACGATTTAAAGGGTCCTGCCCGTGAAGCCATTGGATATGACTTTGATACAGTGCTGTGAGTGAGTGTTTGTATTCAGCTGTGGCAATGTCTATTCTATAGTGTACAGGATCTTGCAGGATATTTACATTTAAATCCTGTGCGCGGATCAGACCTTTTTCCACCCAGTCACGATGGAAATTGGGCAGGTGCCAGGCATTCATTATGCTCAAGGTAGGTGAAATGTAGAAATCCACTTCAGGGCACACACGCAACATATCACGTCTGTTCTGTTCTACTACGGCCCAGTCTGTGCCTTTTCTAATGTATTCGCCACGGCTACCCGATGCGTCTAGACTTGCACCCACTGCCACTGATCGAAACTGTTTCCAGTATTCAAATACACTATTGCCTTTTAAATCAGTGTGTGTGAAGTTTGTGTTGTAGATCAGTCGCACATCAAAGCGTTTGCGACGGACCAGCTCGTCTAGAATGCGGTAGTGTTCTTCCATCAACAGTGGCTCACCACCGGCAAAGTAGATTTGTTCTACATAATCCAAATGGGGCTCCAGTTGCGACCACATGTCTGTTTCCGTGCGGCCAGCATAGTTAAGAACTGTGTTGCGAGCTTTCCAGTCACCGCCTGCTAGTTTCACTTGATCTTGATACCATTGTGAGCTAAAGATATGCCCACATGATCTACACTTTAAATTGCATAGGTTTGAAAAACGAATATCCCAGTAAGTCATTTCAAATGGATTTTCCGCCAGCTTCTTTATGTGATGTCCATGATGTTTGTTGGCTGACTTACGGCCTGAAAAGAATCCTGACTCTTCCTGCTCATAACAGCGTGTGCAGGCGGCGTGTGGCGTTTCGCTCAACATATCTGCACGTAGTTTCTGCATGGGTGCATCCTGCCATATTTCTGCCAGTGTAGTTGTACGGCAATTGCCCACTATGCCTGGTTTCATTTCAGCATGGCAACAGGGATATGCTTCGCCAGTGGGATAGGCGTGTAAATGAATCCAAGGATAGATGCAAAAGGTCTTGGACTCTTTTAATAAGAATTCTTCACGTTTTGTTAATTCTGTGGGTCTTACTAGATCTGTTGAGTTGTAATTATAGCTCATTGTACCATTCTATTAAGTTGGGAAACGCAGTACCAAAGTCTTTATTTCGTCGTTGATCATATTGTGTATAAAACTGTTTAAAATCATTTAGCAGTTTGGGCATTTCAAATGCGTCTGAATGCGGAGTTTTCACTACATCTAAGTAATCAATTAATCTTTGTAGATGATTGATCTCATGTTCGTGTAAGAATTCACTTTGGCTGTTTTGTGTGAGCCAAGTTTCTAATACTGTTTTGTAGTGTGTTTTTGATGCGTCTGGCAGTATCAGCGGGCTTTGAAATGATGGAAAGCGCAGAATATTTAATGTGAATGACACAGCATCGCGCCCGTATTCTGTTTTCCATTGCAGTATGCATTCCAGCAATTGATCCAGGCTGTCCAGGCACAGTGCGTTAATGGTACACATCACATGTATGCCGCGGAACTGTCCAGAGTCTAGCAGTCTTTTGACAGTATTAGCCCAACTGTCCCACTCGAGCCCGTCACGAATGTATTCGGCTTGCAGTCCGACTGCTTCATTTGAAGTGTACAAATCAATTGCCATGCCTTTTGTGCTTGAGAGCAAACGGTCGATGTCCACTTGTGATCCCAGGTTACTATTGATAGCCAAGCGTGTGCTACTCTTGCCTGAATTTGTTTTAAACCAGTCAATGAGCCGCCAGGTGTGAGCAGACATGAGGGGTTCTCCTCCGGTGATTCTGAGCTCTTGCAGTGTGCGATGCAGATCCGACTCCCACCACTTAAAAAATGCATCAATGTAAGGATTGCTTTCTCCATAATCGTAAAGTTGTGCGTTAGCATGATCATGGGTAAAATGGTTGCGACCATCACTGACCAAGTTCTGGTAAGCTCCGTTGCGTCGGATGTCTTTAACCCATGTTGAACTGAAAGCTGGATTACAATAGCTACAAGCAAACTGACAAGTGCGATCAAAAGCGATCTCAAGAGTTCTAAGGTTGACGTCTTCAGTGTATGGTGTATTTCTAGCTTCATTTAGGGCCTCTATGGGATATATCTTTGATTTGTACACACGGTCACTCACAGCATCGCGACCCATGTCTTCAATTTTCCAACAGTACTCGCAGCCAGGGGGACGCTCCCCTGCGATCATCTTGCGACGATCTTCTTTCTTTTGATCGGTATTGTGCAGCAGCCTAGAGTTGATACTGACTTTATCTTTGTCGATCAAATGGGCTGGCGGGTGATGACAACTTGTGGTCTGTCCACTTCCTAACCAAATGGTCGCGTTGTACCATTTTGCTGCACAAAAACTGGCTGAGAGAGGGTCTAATACTGTGTGTTTGAATTCTAAATCATTCATTTGTTTGAGTTGATAAATTGAAAGAATCTCGCGGGCAACTGGTCCATGTGCTGACGAGCAAACTCTTGAAGATGCTGTTGATTGTATTTACAAATGGATTCCGCTGCCTGGACAAAAGCCCCAAGGTCTTGACTGCACAGGTCCTGGATAGTGTGGACCATGCGATCCATGCGATCTTGGTTGTTATCTAACTGATCAAATGTTTCATCAATCAAACTGTGAAACGTTTGGAACCCAAGGTCACGCAGATCACGATAGAATCCGTAATTGGCCACAGCAACAAACGGGTGGCCAATAGCAAGTGGTTTACACATTTTTTCTGAAAACAAACTCCACGGATAGTTATAAACAGTTTCTGTAACTACTGAAAAATAAGTGTCAATATATGGCTCAGGTTTAATGTAAATTTCTCCCCATTCGTTATTGAACAATTGTGCTTTTACATACCCTGATTCCACAGCAGTGCCGTGATATCTATCAACTTCGTAATAGGCAGGCAACAATCGAATTGGCCTTAGATGATCATCAAGATTGGTCCACAGAGCACCATCAAGCAGGCCCAATTGCTCCAGCTGATTTAGTATAGCACATCTATGCGGTCGACCGCGACCATTTAGGCACAAAAAAGAATAGGGTTTTGTGAGTTTGGAAAAGATTTCGGGTGTGCGTTTGCAGGCTTCTTTATTTTCTTCATATCTAAAAGGTTGTGTTAGAAAATGTTCAAACAGCATGCAATTGTATTCAGGAGGCATGCGACCACCACCTATCAGTTGAATTTGGCCGCCAAGCACCAGATCTTCAACGCCATATTTTCTTAGGTGCCATAATAAAGTTTCTGAACCTTCTGCAGGATTGGCAAATATAATTTGACATTGCTCACACATGCTTCTCACACGATGGCCGTTCAGTCGCAGTTGCTCACGACCTATCAAATACGTGGCTCCAGGCACCACAGGTAGTTTTTCAAATTCATAATACAATTCGTCAGCGTAAGGGTGCAAAAACTCAGTGAGCTCAGTGCAAGCGTCAAGATAAAACATTAACGGTGACTCCAATATTCACATTCTGCCCACCATGACTTCATTTCGGGAAAGGTTTTTAAAAAGTCAGTGCCTCTGCGTCGATCGTGTTCCTGAAAGAATCTATAAAAGTCTGCCTTGGCTTGGGAATGATCTTTGTCCTGCCCTGCTCGCATCCACGCAATATCTCTATCCAACCGTGCTATTTCGTAGTCTTTGAATCCGTGGAATGGATCTTCGGGGGTTTCACTCTGTCGTATCATCCAGGCCCACAAGTGTTCCAGCCGGTCGGCATAGGCTTCAGGTAGGATTTGCAAGCTCTGCCAAGCAGGTTCACGCAGTACAGGTGTGTCAAACCACACACGCTGATAGGTCCGTGAGTATGTGTTACGCAAGCCCAAGATGCCAGCAAACAAGTTTTCCAAGCTGGTCACTGATAAGTTGTTCATAGTAACAATAAATGTTAAGCTATTGTAACTAGGCACTTCTGTTAGGAATTGATTTACTCTATCCCATAGCAGGTCAAAATCAAGTCCGTGGCGCATGTATTCTGCTTGTGAGCCCCATCCGTCTAAGCTCACATACTGCATGAAATGTTCGATACGCCCATCGCATAGTTGTTTCACATAGCCCAGATATTTTTGCCATGACTTTTCATCCACAGAGAAGTTTGATGTAACATTCAAATGCAGTTTGGCAGACGGATTGGCCAACACATGATCAAACACTCTATATGTGTTTTTATCTAGCAGGGGTTCCCCGCCTGTCATGCGGAAGTGTACAAGCTCGGGATACAGAGTAGGCCACCACTCCCAGAATGCTTCTACATAAGGGTTATGCTCTCTAACCGGTATAACCCGGCGATCTCCACCAAAATGCCCAGGATCATTGTGAACACGAGCAGTAGGGTAGCCGCCCGATCGGTCCACTTCTTGTTGCCAGCTGCTAGAGAATTGCGGACTGCAATAACTGCACATGAGATTACACACATTATTAAAATTAACCTCAACGTAGCTAGGGATAACGTCATTTTCTTCTCCTGTAGAGTTCTGGATCTGTGCAAAGTCCACAGCGGCCCAGGGCTCGCCTGATCGATAGTGTCTATCACTCAGTTTGTTTTCTGCTTCCATGTTCCAGCAGTATTCACACTCTGCGGGCTTTTCGTTCTGTAGCATCATCACACGTTGCGCTTTCTTGTGCGGTGTGTTGTGCAAGGATCCAGGATTGGCTGCAAGATTTTCCACAGGTATCTTGTGCAGTGGCGGATGGTAACAGGAGTTGTTGAGTCCTGTGGGCAAGTGCAGGCTGACCTGTTTCCATTTAGCAAGACACAGCGCAGGTCCTAGATTCTCTTTCATCTGTTCAGCAGAGTTTAAGAAACGACTTTTGTTGTCTACTGTTTCGTCGCCTTTGTTCATATTGTCAATAGTTGTTGTTTGTAAAGATCATCAATTGGTGCCTCAGCACCATAGTTTTCATAGCAATCCCATGCAAAATCAAACCAGAAATTTTTAATATCCAATTCTTTGCGCATGATGTCACCAAAGGGTGTGGTATCTGTAGCAATGTCAATTAGTACATCGCAGTCCCAGTCTTGTGTTTTATAGTAGTCTTGATGCCACACAATCATGTCAAACATATGAGATACTTGTTGTTGTTGACTGCAAGGCTGCCAATGATATTTCATTTCTACTTCCCATTCTCTACAAAGACTTGGTTTCAAATCAAATTTAATTTTTCTTATTTCGTGACCTGGCCATAATCGCTTGATGTTGGCAGTGTTTAATGTATGAGTTATTTGTATTGTATTAACGTCAAACAATTGAGTTGTAATACAAGTATCCAATGCATATCGTATGGGCATGGAATCATTGTGCATGTGAGCACCACGTTTGCCAAAAAATCGATTTTGCAAAAACAATTTGTAACGATGGCCTCCGCTGCCCGGATAAAATCCAACAATCATAGATTGCCTTTGAGATCACTGTTTAACAGTTTTTGTTGAGAAATGTCTGCATAAGTTAGTGTGTTGCCGTGATTGTGTGTCCAAGCACTGTGCTCAATCAGTGCTTTATGATTCATTTGGTCTGCTGTGTAAGGCAAAGCATATGAACTGGGATTGATTTGTGTCCATTTATTGTAGTATTCAAGGCAGGCTGGTGAATTGGCAATCAACTGTGTTTTTTGTTGCAGTGTATGAAGCTTGATTGGTACTCCAGAAACCAGTATGCCCTGATCTTGAAGATCCTGAATAGCTATTCTACAACGAGTATAAAGATCAATATTGCTAGACATAAATTCTTTTTCTTCATTGGAGAACACATGATCAAAAGGCACCAAGCTCAGCAAAAAGTGCATGCGATTCCAATCAGTCCAGGTAATATCCCAACGATCATGCCAGGTCCGACCTGGCATGGGTTTTTGAAAAACTCTTAGGTTCAAAATATACTGCTCAAGATCAGCAAGATCTCTTTCATATTCAAAATAACTGTTGACTTGAAAGTGACGGTCTACCCATTCCATGTACTCCTGATACTGATTTAGATATTTTTCAATCATTTCTGCTTGCACAGTTACTGGATTGGATAAAATTTTGTTGTAGATTGTGTGTTTTTCTTCAAACGAGTAAACGTTTAGTTTTTTAGCTTCCACTGCAATGCACCAACTCATTACATGTTCAAACAAATTCTTTCGACGAGCTGCAATAATATAAAAGTTTTCATTGAGGTATTTGTAAAACGCCAGTTGATCGTTTGTGCTGTCTTGACGCTTCTTTAGGTGATAATGTGCCAGACGACTCACAATATCGTGATCACAGTTATCAATCATACCAGTTATGGTTTGCAAAGTTTGATGGTAGCCCCAGCCGTCTTGTTTTTTGCCTATAACTGATTGGTTGAACGTTTCGTTGTGATAACTTACTAGGCCGTTGGTCAACTCATGCAGATTAATTGTTAGTGGATTGTAGTTTTCATTGATGTTTGCATAGATTGTGATCAATCGTTGCAATAATGTTGACCCCACTCGATCCGGAGTAAGTATTAGAACATTCATTAAAAATATTTATGTACCTAGATTTTGTTTCTCAAAAGATCAACATTCCATTTTATGCCAATTTACAGACTGACATCCTGGGCATGGACAGCAAACAGCACTGCTTAAACGCAGAACTATTTAATGCTTGGCCCTTAATAACTTATCAATTCAATCAAGTGGGATTTCGCACTCACAGCATTGACAAATTTGATCCTAACGCAGTTTTAGTGCTAGGCGATAGTTTTACGCTTGGCCTAGGGGTCAATAGTGCTGATCGTTTTTCAGACATCATTGAACAGCGTATAAAACATCAGGTGCTAAACTTCAGTTTAAATGGGGCAAGCAATGATTGGATTGCGCGAAAACTCCAACAACTATTGACCGTGTTTCAACCAAGAGCTATTGTTGTACATTATACATTCAGTCATCGCAGAGAACGACCTAATTTGGATTGGTTAGACGACGAGCGCACTGAATGTGAACCATTTTATTCATCTCAAGAAAATTTTGATAACTGGGCCGCAAACTTTAACAATATTTGTAGTATGACCAAGCATGTTGCATTAATTCATAGCTTTATACCAAACTGGCATGATCACACTGTGAACTATTCTAATTTTGGACTCAATGTACTAACACCACAACATCAAATTGATCATGCTCGTGACGGATTTCATTACGGGCCGCTTACACATCAACTGTTGGCTGATAAAATTACCAGCCTTCTTGCTGCCTAATAACATCAATCTCGCGGGTCATTATGCCTTGGTTGTGCCAGTTGGATCTGTAGTGCTTCTTAAAGAACTCGCTTTGTTCTGCTTCCATCACAATCATGGGCAAGCCTAACTGTGTGTTTAAATCCTCTGCCAGTCGTCCGGCCAACAGTCTAGGTTCTGACGTTTCCACAGTTCGCCACAGTTCAGCTAATGCTTCAAAGTTTTGTACTTGAGTGTGATCCCACTGTGTCAGCATGGTCATGTATGTGCCTTGACGTGCGCCGGCAATGGCCCAGTAGCCGTGCTCTGCGTCAGCACCCACGTTGTGCCAAATGGTCAGGTGATCCAAGTTGCGTTGATGCACACGATCTTGAAACTCTGCTGTGGTGGGTTTGCGTCCACGATCCAAGCACATCTTAACACCTTCACGAAAACCTGCACGCCAAGCATGAAATGCTGATCCATTTGGGTAGGTAGTCGAGTAGCAGTTATACATGGGCCAGTATAAGGGATCAAAACAAAATTCTACTTGTGTTTCTGCTGTGCCGTCTGTGGCTTCGTGTGTACGCATGTTCTGTACAAAATCCTTTGTCCAACTACTGAGGCCGCCGTTGCCATACATCAATCCGTTGATATGGTTACGTGCCCGCCACCGGAACACAGCACTCTCATATTCTTTGCTAGAAAAAACAAGTGTTTGATTAAAGAACGCCGGATCGGGGAGATTGTCGCCATCGATGAGAATGAATCTATCCGTACTACTCGCCCGGGCTGCCGCTTTGTGAGCCGCATCGCTCCCCAGAACACCGTCCACCCTTCGAGCCCAAGGCACCATATTCCTAATCTTGATCCAAAATTCTTCTCGTTGTGGTTCATCGTATGTCAAGTATATGCAGTCTAAATCTGCTATGTCAATTTGATTCAAGGCCATATGTTTGTTTGCTCCATGGTGTTCCGTGTTGAGTGACTACAACCGCAACATTTTGCGGGTGGCACTGTGTACCTGTATTGCCGGGCACAAGTTTGTCTGATGTGCGAGTAGTAATGTATTTGAGCTTGCGGTCTACCACACGCACATTGGCAGGTGCCAGACCAAATGTTTCAGCATCAATGTCGATGTAATTACCTGGCAGGTCCTCCATGCTGTAATAAACTGGTTTGCCTGCATCATTGTAATACAAACGATAGAATACTGGTAACGGCTCGGGCGCAGAATGTAAAATGTCCCAAAACTCTTCAGGTGTCATTGATGCCAGTCCTTTACATGATAGTGAAAGGCACCCCATTGTGTTTGAGTTTGTATACGCATGGGATCCATTTCCCACACTAACTCATTGGTCCATTGCTGTGTCTTTGTGCCGGCATGTGCTTGTTTCATGTGTACAATCCGTGGGTATGTAGCAAATGGCATGGTCACTAGTTCTCTGCCAATTATGTCTGCTGCCATTGCGTACACAAGATCAGTGCTGGGTACATCTTCGGGAAATTTAATCAGCTTTTTAAACTCTGACCAATTGGCAAATATATCACGCACCAGTACAAAGAAATCTCTGGCTGTTTCACTCAATCGCCAGTAAGTTATAGCATTGTACACATCTGGTAAATTGTTAGCATCAAACACTTTTCTATAGTGCCTGGCTGTGCTGACCTGATCCTGCCATGTTCTGCAACCCGTAGATATCACAACATCTCGATGTCTAAACATAGTCCACCAGTGATCAATCGAACTGGCAATCATCATGTCTGCTTCTAGTTTGATAGTTTCGCGATAAGGCGAATTAAAAAACACTTGCCAGTCGTTTGCATACAAGTTATCGCGATCGATGTTCTCAATCACACGATAGTAATTGTACAAGGGATCGTTGGCATGAGTCTTGTCCGTGATCAAGCAAACACTGGCATGAGGATTCCATTGTTTGATTGTTTTTGTCAATGTTCTAGCACAATCCAAGTAGTCAACTTGGGGCGTGTTCAAGGCCATGATCACATAGCCTTGTTCTTCTATGGGTTTCAACTATTGCTCCTAAATCTCTTTTGCCCATGGCATGAAAGTCCAGCCCAACAATTGAGACTGTTTTACATTTACCTTGTGCATCTTGATACTCAATATTCCAGAACGTTTCGTTATCAAGCGTTAGTTTGTTTTCGGGTACTACACTGGGCATGCCCCAGGGTATGGCATCTACTTTTAGTGTCTGGCCACTCACAATACCCAATGCTATGCTTAGTGCATAGTCGTTTCTGTATGTGGGTTGTGAGATGTGATAGAGATCTCTGTAGTGCTTCCAGTTCTCACGAATCATCTGCATGGCATCAAATATGTACTGTGCGGTGTTTGATCTGCGAAACATCATCACAGTAGCCCAGTACATGGGAAATTGGTATGTGCCAAAAGTATTTAAAAATTCTTCCTCAGGCCTAGCAAGATTGTATGCTGATCTAAAGCACATGAAATCTTGTGGGCTGTCAAGCACCACTTTTAAATCTTCACTATTGATCACAAAGTCAGCATCCAACACTAGAGTTTGCTCCCAAGGTGACAAGTTGTAAGCATCTACTCGGTTGCTGTTATGCCAAGGTACATGATCTTGTATATCACCAAACCAGCGTGAGTTTTCGCCCAACGGATCAGCATATATCACTTGATCAAACACAGTTTCGTTGCCGGCAGCAGGATTGTTTGTGACCACTGCTACAGGAATGTTTATGAACTGCTGGACTCGTTCAGCACAAAAGGCCGCCATGTCAAGATAGCGTGTGTGTTCAGTATCAAATGCAAAGATCAGTGCGCCAGTAGTCATCGTTTGGTGCTAACTTCGTTGTGTTCCAACAGCCAAGCATTCATTTGCTCTTGCCAACGTTGCATGGCCAAGCTGCGCAGTTCTTCTGGACGTATTTGTACTGGAGTTTCATACAAGTCTAACAGAACTGCATCTCCTGGCGGCACAGTAGCCAAGATGTTTAGGAGTTCAGGACCAGCACGCCACATGCCACCGCTGTGGGCAAATATCATTCGGGCTTGATATTTCTCTTGAAGTATGCGCTTGGCAGCCACATGGTCAAATCGAGCACGGCTGTGCGAAATTAAATCGTCAGTGTTCATGTTACGATTGTACAGGATGTACAGGGAAAAGTAAAGGGGCAACAGCCCTTTTTGGTTAAGCTACTGATGCAGTTACTGTGGGTGTGCCCCAGCTAGCCGATAGGTAAGTAGTTGATGGTGGCTGAATTAAAACCATTGTGGTTGGTGCAGTTCCAAAGCCAGAATAAGGAGAACCTGTGTTTGTGCCACCTGAAATGTTTGTGCTTTGGCCTGCGCCTGTTCGAGAGGAACTATTCCAAGTTGTGGTGAAAGTCAATGTAGTGGCACCAGCATTTTTGGCCGCAGTAGTCAAAATATAGTCACCAGTATACGGACTAACGTCATCGTTCAATTGAAATATTGATGTGGCAGCAGCGCCAGCAGTTAACGAATACCACCCAGTAGTTGTTGCTAGTGTGGTTTGAGTGCCACCTGTGCCACCTGCTCTTGTGGTTCCTGTGTAACTAGTGCCACCGATTGTTTGTGCAGCACCATTAACACGTCCGACAAATGCAAGACTGCCAACTTTTCCCACAAATGTGTTCCAGTCTGGATCATTATCTGTGCCAGTAGACGACTTGTTATAGTATACTCGAACAATGCCGCCTGCATTCCAAAAATATCTTGCTTGATCAGCTGACGGAAAAGTTACAGTGTGGGTAAATGTAATAGTCCAGGCATTGGTGCCAGTACCAGTGCCTGATGTTTTAGATGTGGTTCCTAAAAAACTTTGATTTAATGTTCCGGCATTTGAAGCACTGCCGCGATTGGTATTGCAATTGGTAATGTCTGTGGCCACAGCCGCCAACACACTAATAGTTTGCCCCGCGGTAGGAGCAGATCGAGAAGTAATAGTTGTGCCGGTTTGACTGCCCATAGTGGCAAGTGTGTTGACCAAACTGGCCCAGTTTGTAGCTGTCACAGTGCCGCCAGCACTCACTGTACTTAGAGCACTTTGTCCCCAGCCACTGTCGGTTGAGCCTGTGCTCCAGATGTTATTGATGTTTGGCGATCCAGTGCTTACAAACCCGTTAAAGTCTGATGCTTGAATTAATCCACCGCTTGAATATGTCATTGTTTGTTCCGATTACTTTATAGTCACAATTGCTTCTATTGTACCTGGACCAGGGGTGAGTTTGTCAACCAGTGCTCGTCCAATTACGTTGAATGCTGTGGCTTCACCTGGTTGAGCAGCTCTGGCCATGCCTGAACCTGCTGATACCAATCTGTCACCTTTGCGCACTACTCCAATTACTTGCACCGGAACACGGCCAGTCATTGCAACTGGTGGATGCGTGTCGTCTTCTCCAGCGCCGCCATTCATTAGGTAGGCTGCTCTTGTACTTATAACGCCAAACACATTTTCGCTTAAATCTTGTTGAGATCTTGTGATTTCAGCTGTACCGCCTAGTTCAACTACGGTACCAGGTGCCAGTTCTTCATCAGCTGCAAAACGTTCTGCAACGTCAGCATACAAGGCTGTGGTGGCTGTGGCAAACAATCGATTGAAATAACTAGCAGAGGATCCAATATTGCCCACAGCATTTGTGCCAGTGTGTTCGATACTTGGTGTGCTCAATCCAGTGACAATTGCTCCGGTAGTGGCCAGCACCATGACATTCCCAATGCCGCCAATTGTAAATGCAATATTGCCGCCGGATGATGTAACATTGCCTTCTGAAGTGCCGTTTTCAATTTTGGTAACACTAACAGCTGAACTCAATCCAGTAAGCTGACTACCGTTGCCCAAGAAAAATCCAGCACTGACGTTGCCTACACCAGAAACTCTGCCTGATCCGAATAGTACGTTACCACCTGTAATATTACCTGTGCCAGAAACTATTCCAGAACCAAATAGCACGTTTCCACCAGTGATGTTGCCTGTGCCACTCACAATGCCAGATCCAAATAACACATTGCCGCCAGTTATATTACCGGTTGCGCTGACCAGACCAGCAGTTCTTATGTTACCACCTTGGACGTTTCCAGTTACTGTAGCAAGGCCAGCAGTAATAAGATTGCCGCCTGTAGCATTGCCGGTTGCTGACATTATTCCACCGGTTAAAAGATTGCCACCTGTAATATTCCCAGTAGTACTAACTGAGCCGCCGGCAGGTGGAATTACATTGCCAATAAAGTTTGGAGCAGTAATATTGCCAGTGGCACTAACTAATCCAGTGACAAAAACGCCTGTGCTGGCCACAGTTTCAACAACACTTCCAGCAACTGCTAACGTGATGTTGGCTGGGTTGCTGATGTTGCCGCTGCTGTTGCCAATATTCCAGACTGTAAAGCCTTTGTAAATTTTAGGAAATCCCAATCCAACGTATGCACTACTATTACCAGCTGGTGTAAAGTCAGCAACTTTACTAATAATACCAACCAAGTCACCAGCAGCATACAATCCTGTGACAACATAACCTGTGGTACCATCGCCAATGGTAAGGGGTATAGCGCCAGATTGTCCTTCGATACTTGAATATGCTGGACCAACCACAATAAATGTGCTAGGGGCCACTGAACAAACTTTTAACTGCTGATTTGTGGTATCATACCACAAGTCTCCTTGTACAGCAGGGCTTGGTGCTGTAGATGATGATGTGGCACCGCTAATAACTTTCCAGGTTGTTCCTGAATAAACTTTCAATAGTGTATTGGTGCTGTCCCACCATAGTTGTCCAGTAAGCGGAGCAGCAGGTGCTGTTGTGTTAGCTGAATTTTCCAACAAGTGAATAAAATTGTCGTCTAGGAACTGCCCGTACCCAGCATAATTTTTGCCGATCAACGTCATCGAACTGGCAGTGTTTACAGTACCATCTGTTATGGTAGCAAACGTTGTGCCGTTTGTTAGATTAATTGTATATGCCATGTTGGTCGCCTTGTTCCTATATTTTTCTATATTTATACAGCATTTATGTTGCTTAGTGTCTGTATACGCAGAGTGTAATCAATCTGAATCTGACGGTTCAAGCTCTTTTGCACTGGGTGGAAAATTACATGAGTAATCAGTCGCAAATCTGTTGAGCTGCCGTTCCAAGATTTAAGGCCTAGTTCATCAAACACATATTCGCCGTTAAAATTGGTAGAATTGTCAAATGCTTGTTGTGTGGGCGGTTCGCCGTAGTCTAACAAACAGGTCACAAGAATATCTGTATAAACAGTACCTGCTGTGTGTATCACAGTCATAAAGTTTGTGTCAGGATCGCTATCTGCAGCCGAGTTATCGTCAACAACTTTGGCGTAAGTTTCATTGTACAGTCCGGCGTTTTGTCCCACAGTGTTCGGGGGCAAATATGTAATCACACCTGTAGGGTCCACAGAGCTGCCGCCGTTTCCAAATGCCATAGAATAGATAATTCCCAAACTAGACCCGTTTGCGTCCAATCTATTGCTTAGGGCTTGTGCCATAGCAATTGATATATTTTCATAGTGAATTGCGTTTTTCTTATCTACCAACACTTCACCTGTGTTGGGATCGTGTATTTTAATAAAGCCTTCAATACGGGCCAATCCTGGTTCTATCATGCTCTGCCCTCCATATAAACTTCGCGAGTTTTTGGATCAAAAATACGCACATGAGCTTCGACGGAAAACGATCCTTGCTCGTTGGGACGTTTAGGCTGAGGTTGTTTTTTCTCAGAATTTGCAGTTACTGGCTGTTTTGGCATAGTAGTTGACATGATCGTTTATTTACCTTGTTATAATCCACGTAAAAACCTTGCAGCATTTGTGTCAGTGATCTGTAGTGCTTCGCCGTTGCTAGGTGTTCCGTTACCCGGAGCATACCAAGTTACACCTCTACGCTGTAATATCACCACCTCAACACCTGCACCTGGAGCAGGCAAATCGTTGGCTGTAAGGAACTGTATTGCTAGTGGATTGTAATCGGTTACTTGGTAGTAGTTGCTGGCCAAACTGGTGCCAGCAACACCTGTTCCTGACCCTGCCCCTGTAGCTGTAAATACCACGCCCGGCAATGGATAAACATCGCTTGGCAGGCCAATAGCATGCCAGTTGGTGCTGCCAACACTAGCAATAGTGTAAGTTTGTCCTATCACAAACTGCCCAGCATAGTAACCTACTCTAGCACGGTTGCCGCCGACATATACTTCAATACTGTTGACTTCAAAAGAACTGTCACTTAAATCAAATTCAATTGTAGGAGCGTAAAATATTGTGGTAGATCCATCACCCGTACTGGTATCGCTTACAATATAGTTTTGAAACTCTTGAGGTTGTCTGTTACCAAGCCCCATGTCATACACTTCTGCATTGACTGAATGACTGGTAGCGGCTGTGCCAGCAGTACCTCGTTGTAACCCAGTGATTGAATTTGTAGACAAATTTCTTTCGCGATATAGTATGCGTTCACCATCAATTGTAACTACACCAAAAATACCATCAGTCAAGTTGGGCTCACTAAGGGCTGCGACATTTGCGACGTAGATAATGTCTGCTACAGCTGACACTGCCTGAGCTACTGTAGTTGTTGTTGAGGCAGTGATACGGAACGTAGTTTGCACTCCACGCATGTCCTGGAACAATCTAAATGCCATAGCACCTGGCACAACACTCTCAGTAAATTCAGTTACTGCCAGCACTTGTGCCGAGCCAATAATACCACTGCCCAGTATCAAATATTGTCCTTGCACTGCATAATCCACGCCTGGATACAATCTATTGCCATCCAATGTAACCCATAATCTGTTGGCCAATATTCCTTCACGACCTAGATTAAAATCATTAGTTGGAACAGCCACGCCTACGCTGAAGTCAAAGCTGCCTGATGTGTCATTGGCTGCATCTGGAAAACTGTATCCAGTGCTGTCATATGGCTCAATCACTGTGAGACCTGTGACTATCGGCCCCACAAAAACCAAAGTTAACGGATCTTGTTGTGATGTATCATTCCAACTGGTAATTGCAATTTGATCGCCTAAATTAAGCAACGGAGTTATTAACAATCTGTTGGGCGAGCCTATCACAACTGTGTATTGTGCAATGGTGCTAACTGATATTAAAATCTGTGCGCCATCGGCAGGTGGAGTAAAAAATACCACTTGTCGACCCGGAGTATTACTGCCATCATAATTGGTTACAGAATAATTACCTACAATAGCACCATAATTTTGTACTTGTAGGACATTGTCTACCCAAACTTGAATATCAGTGTAAGCATTGATAGCAGATTGTGGATAGCCACCACCGCGCTGTGGTAACCCAAAACTGCTGCTGGTTCCGTCACCAGTCCATTCAATACCCTCAGGTGGGTGTAGGCGTTTACCATTAACAGTGACCACTAGGTTGGCCACATTGGTTCCTTGCATGCTGTTGTCAAGATTGATACTGTTGGTCAATATATCAGACTCAGTGGCAGTATGATACTGTGTTACTGCTGTGCTCCAGCTGTATTGTGGATCTTCAACACCCATGGCAGTGATAGAAATTCCATCTCCTGGACCATATGGTGCTTCGGTACCAATAAATCGAGTCCAATCAATCTCAGTAGTTCCGACAGAGATAGACGGATTTGATGTGCAGACCCATCTTGTGGCAGCATTGGTTGATCCCGATGTAACCAGGGTAATTGCGCTAGGAATATCTAGAGAATCAACAAAATCTGTTGCTCTGGTCAATATCCAACCAATTGTGCTATTACCAACTCTAGTAACAGTATAGATACCATTAAACGTTGCACTTTGCGTGGTATCATTGGTGTATGTGCCAGTTTCATCCTTGACAAGTATGCGATCTCCTACCAATGGAATAACGCCGTCAATTGTTAACGCAGTGTAATCATCAAATACGTTGTAATTTGTCAGTGTTGCCCCAACACCGTTTGTGCCATTGTTGTACACATAGCCATAAGTTCCAAATAACGATGTTGTGGTTGCATATTTTACATTGGCCATTGGGTACGGAAATGTAACTGTGGATTGCACAGTTGGAACAAATTCTATCCAATACAATGGATCATCTAATAAAATTCCCGGCGGCACTGATTGCAACGCTCGATAATACAATTGATTATCTTCAACAACAGTTTGTGCTGCATAAGAATTTTCGTAAGTCCAAGGCACACTGTTAGCATAAGATGTCCAGGTAGCACCTGACACATTTGTACCATTTACAAACAATACCAGTTCATAAATTTCATCAGCATTTACAGGAATTACTACAGAATTATTGACTTCTGTTCCGTTGTAATTTCCGCGGAACAACTGATTGCCACCACCCATTTCGTAAGCAGTAACACTGATCACATCACCATTTGTAATGCCACCGTCGGGAACGGCTGTTATAGTTTGGGCCTCCCAATCCACAACGTAGTCTACGTCTGGTGTGAGATCACTATTTGTATTTTCATTAGAAACTTCAATGTTTACCGGATTTTGCACCAATGTGCCCCAGTATAAGGCATTGCCGTCATAAACATAATTGAATGTGCCTATAGCAAAGCCATGTCCGTCACCTGTCCAGTCTGCACCTGGACGAGTATACACACGGAAATCTAGTGTGTCGTATTCTGATCCGTTGACCAATTCTTCTGGAGCATGTCCTTCGTATGGTCCAATAAATTCACCACCATCTACATTGATATCAGTTGGACGTAGTCCCAAAAACATATCAGTAAAGCTGCTGGCATAGGTAGCATCTATTGGTTCTGGCACATCGGCAACCATGGTGCCGGTGGCAGAAGTCAAACTAAATGTCAACCCATCTGGTGCCAAGGCAACTGTAAAATGTGTTGCATCAACAATGGCATTTACATAATAAACAGTACCAGCCACGATGCCACCAAACACCGTGCCGTAGAATCTGATTGGATCACCAAGCGACAATCTTGCTGTTTGAACACATGTGATTTCGTTGGTAGTTGCATTGGTAGCAGTACACACCAAGGTAGGACTTGCCGGAGCACTGCCCAAGAAATAGTCTCCCCAAACTTGCACACCTGGATAGCTGGTGCCATCTACTAGCAATTGCAAATCTAATCCAAATTCGTTTACGCCCGGAACATAAAATCCCATGGTACGATTGACACCACTGAGTGTGGCTGCATCTACCAGTGTCCAATCTTCAAGATTGAAAACTGGGCCAATCACCGCACTACTGCCGTCTGCACTGTCAGCTTGCCATACACGATCATCATACCGAACCAGTGTGCCATTTTCGTATGTGCCATCTGAACTCCAGGTTAATACAGATGTTTGATATTGATAACGGTCGTATTTGAGAACTGTGCGGAAACTGCGCACAAGTCCGTTGTCCATCTGAGGGTATGCAGCAACGCCTGTGCCATTGCCACCATCAAACGCCACAGTTGGAGTTGAGCGGTAGCCTGAACCGCCATTGATCAATGTTATAGATACGACATTGCCTGATGAGTTTAGCACTGCTGTGGCTTCTGCTCCAGACCCAGTGTCACCTTCAGCCGGTACAATCAACACTGTAGGCGCAATGGTATAGCCTGTGCCTTGATTGGTAACTGTAATTGAATCTACATGTAGCAAATAGTTGTCAAACCATTGACTGTAAGGCCACTCTGGCCACAGAGTGCTATTAGGAGCAGTGTCACTGAGTGTGTTAAATGCCTGAGCTGTGGCATGTTCATAAGGTAACAAAATTGGGCTTACATACTGTGGTATAGTCAAATTTGTGTCATAGTATGCTGGCAAATCAAAGTCAGTTAAACTGCCTTGGAAGTTATCAATGCCATCATATGTTAGATTGAATTCACGAACTTGTACGTGGTAGGGTTTGACTTCTTGAATATACTCACTCACAAAGTCTTGATTGTCACGGATGTAATTTTGATATGGCACCAGATCTCTAACTTTGTGTTGAACATCAATCAAACTGGTTTTAATCAACCATTCTGGTGCTAGTAACTCGCTTAAAATAAAGTTAAACATCAAAGTAAGTGACTGATTTCTTTCAATTTTCAATTCGTCAACAAACAATTCTTCATTTATAGCTTGAATAATTTTACGTGTTTCAATCACTGGTTCTTGATCAAAATATTGTGCATCAAACACTTCAACGTCAAACCCAAATCTGCCTAGCGCATAATCATAAATTTCAGCAGAAATTTCAATGGTACCATCTTCAAGGCCTACTCGATCCCATCCTGTATCGGTACGCAGATAGATTTCAAACTTGCCTTGTGCATTGGCAGTGACTTTAACACTTGATCCAATGGCCACACTTAATGTTTCCAATGTAGCATAGTTTGGTACTTCGGCCACAATAATTGAACTAGAATTGTATCCTGGCTGATACCAGTTAACGTAACTCCAGTATTGTGGCGTGTTATAATTTTGCACACGACTTAACACCAATTCTCTCACTGTTGGATCATTTGTAGCTTGTACTTCATTAATGGTCCATAATCCACGATTCAAACTATTGGTAACCACAAGATATTTGTAACCCAATGGCACAGCATATATGTCTTGAAATCCTAGTATTTCTAAGTTAGCCACTCGCAAATTCCACTCACCGCTGGTTGCACTAGGTTCGGGTTCTGCACTGTTTAACAATGCAAAACTTCTAATTTCTGTTATCGGATACAATGCAAATACATCATTGGCACGTTGAATATAATTTTTTAACGCTAAAAATCGATCCACAAACATACTCTGGCGTGGTCGGAATTGAACACCATATTGCTGAGCGTAGTTAAGATTTGGATCTGGAACTTTATTGCCAGTTGTGTCTACTCCACAAAAACTGTCTTGTAGTTTACGATACAAATTATCACTTAAGAAAGCATCATCTTGCCCTTGTGCAATTAATTCGTATTCAGTGTGTACATTAGCCTCTGTAAGAACTTGATCAAACTCCACACTGATGATAGTATCTGCTGCCAAAATGTATTCAATTGCATTGTAGATTGCAATAGTGCTAGAGTTAATTGGCGCAACATAACTAATACCACTGGCCTTTGGTTCTTGAATATAAGATGCCACTGTGGCCACGCTAAGTGTCTTGCCTGCCTGTGATGCAGTTTCAGTTATGCCACGCACCCAGAAATAATATTCAGTAACAAATGTTCCAGACTGATTTAATCGAGTGCTTACTACATAACTAATGATGCTGTATGGTGTGCCAACTCCGGCGTAATTTGCAGGTGGTACTGCGCTAGAAATCCATTGATATACATCCACTGTACTGCCGGGGAATACTTGTCCCCACCGACGGCTGGCATAAGTTGGATTATCCTGATTTGGATTAATAAATCTTACTGTGCTGATGTCCCACCAAACTTCTCCAACATGGGTAGTCGCCCAAGTGTCACCGCGATTGTTTACAGGACCAACATTGTAAGAAGCAGGGTCAATTGCGCTGATAAAATCTATATTCTCTTGAGCAGCACCTAATACTTTTCCTTGCAGTGGATCAAAGAAATCAAAGAATTGACTCTTGGCCGAAGAGATTCTGTCATACATGTACACACTGGTCAACAGTCGTATATCAACAACTGGTTGTTGAATAGCAATTGGCTCCCATGCAAGACGTTGTGTGGGATTTTCAAATATATAAGCAGCACCGTATTCGCTGAATGTGCTATCTTCAAAGTCTTCGCCAGGCGCAGTGGCTACCAAAACACCAGAATTGTAACTTACTGCATAACCATATTGATCCAAATATGATACACCATCAGTTTCAACTTGCTGTCCAAATATAAACTTACCCGGATTGGCTACGCTGAGGCTGTTGCTAGGCAAATAGTCATATGTATAAACTGCACCTGCCTGTACTAATGAACGAGTAACATAAGAACCGTTGACCAAGACCATAACCACTGAGCTAAAGAATATGGTAGAGTTACCATCAAACGTTGTTCCTGGTTTTTCTGTTGTGGTATTATAATCAAACACCATAACTGAATATAGTGTGCCTTTTGGTGATCCAACCACAAGATTAAGTGCAGTGTCATTTACAGCCACTGAGTAACCAAATTGACCAAACTCTACTGGTCGTGGGCTTGCAATAGTTTGTGTGTATTCAAAAGTCACAAATTCAAGCGCAGAAAACACTGAGCCAACTGAACCCGGTGCCACTTGTAATTTGTTGCCTTCTGGTGCAGCATCAGTGTTGGTCACAAAAATAGTCAAGTAGCCAGTTGAGGAAACTACCGCGGTAGCATTAGGAGCACCTGAATTGGTTCCTGCTTCACCACCATTGATTGCAGCAGCAAGGCCTGCAATATTGTTGTTTGGACTAACAGGCACCACAATGTCAACATTGTTTACTCGTAATGTTTGCCCAGCAGTCAGACTAGGATTGGCAATGGTAGAAGTAATTGTGCCATAACTTCTGGCTTGGTTTACACTGCGTTCAACCACACCACCTTTCCAAACAACGCTAGAATCTTGCGGCGCACCCACATACAAACTACAGTTGTATGGACACAAATCCAAACTTTGGCCGTAGTTTGTGAATTCGGCAATTAAATTTTCTGTGATCAATTGTTGTTCAACAAACTGATTGATTTCAATTTCAATTATATCGCCCACAAACAAATCTTTGTTGATGGTAATGTTGTTGCCACTCACTGAAAATGTGTTGTCGGCACCAACAATACTGTTAGTTTGGTTGGTTAAAAATACATTGTTAACTAGAACACTAACTGGTGCTGCCACGGTCCCTAACACAGTATACGTGTTTGAACTATCGTCCTGACGAATGAACTTTTGTACATTTCTGTCAACCACATACACTGAACCTGCTTCGGTCAATGTGCTAACTGTGGCGTTAGGACAGCCAATTATAACTTGACGTCCATCTGTAGAACACTGAACGCTTGCACCAAATCTTGCACCAGCAGCAACTGCCACTGTTGGTGTAATGGTGCCAGCCAGTTGATAATAAAACTGCGATGTCACTATAATATCATTACTTGGGGCACTGGCAAATGTCAGGGTGGTGCCAGAGTAGGTGTAATCAATGTTAGGACGTTGTAATACACTATCTACACTGACTGAGAATGAATAAATGTTGTTTGCTGTGGCTGTAAACAACCATGGTGACAATGAATATGTAGTACCACTTGGACTAAATGTTTTGACATATTTTCTTGAAATTGTAATAACATCACCAGCAGCAGGCATTGCAGTAAATGTCACAGTGGTAAAACCAGCGTCTACAGTGTAATCTGTTGTGAGCGTCAATACTGCATTGTTTTTAAGCACAGCAATTTGATTGGCATTGTTTATTTGTATAGTATCGCTGATGTCAGCAGTATTGCTAGTGCCGTTGGCAATGTATTGTAAAACTTGATCTTGCCATTGCACTTGTCCGTATGCATACACTGTGTTCAGTCCAGGTGCACCAACGTACAACCAGCGTTCGTCAAGACTCATAGCCACACTATAACCAAATTCACCAGCACCTGGGGTGGTGGTTGGTGTTGTTCCAGGTAATGTCAACAACTGTGGTTGAGACCAAGGACTGGTGTTGGCTGCCCCAGCTGTGGGGTCACGCCATAATACTACAGCGTATCCGTTGTTGACAGGTGATCCTGCAGGTGCTGGTCCCAAGCTGGCGCTTGCTCCGCCAACAGCAAATGTTTGATTGCCAGCATCTACAGCATTGCCATACCCGCGCAGGCCTGTTGTGCTTAATGTAAGAACAGTGTCTTGTCCGCCAATGGGACTGATTGGCACATACTGGTCGCTGGCATTTCTTACATACAAATAGATACCGCCCTTGGCAGTACCCAATCCAAACCCATAACGCGGACTACCAACAAACAATGCTGCTCGATTTGTGGCTTGTGCTACAGATGCTCCGTATTGTTCTGTGGCATCAAGCAACACTGGCGCTAACACTGCTCGGTCAGTAAAAGGATTTTGTTTTTCTAATACTTCCCATAATCCGTCACCGTTATCATCAACCCAAACTTTTGCGCCGGGTAAAAATTGTTGTGCGTAAGGCAAATCTATCACGTTGCTGGCCTGGTCTACACGCATGGTTTCTAGGGTAAACCCAATGCCTGTGCCGTCAACCACAGTGCGATCACCTGCAAGATCCAATGCAATGTTCACAGTGGTCAAATTGGGAACACTTAATACGGTGTAAACACCATTGACTTCTGTATCAAAAAATCTTATGATCAATTGATTGCCAGTTATCAATCCATGTTGTTTGCTGAATATAACTCTGCTGGTTCCATTAAGATTGTCACAAACGTGTTGTATAGTTCCTGGCACAGCTTCTGCACGATAAATGTTCCAGTCATAGTTGTTTACTTTGGCAACCCAGATGCTGGTTCCAACTATAATAGAATTGATGTTGGCATTGAGATTTGCAGGATCATCTAAATCAAAAACTGTGATATCAACGTCATCAATATTAACATATCCTGCACTAGGCAAAGATATATCTGTTGGCAATGTGGTTGTGGTTGGTAAAAGTGCAGGAGTGGTCAACGGGAAACTACTTTTCCATACATCGCTAAGGAAAATTTGTTGATCAGCAGTGCTTGTTTCGTTTGGCACCACAACCTGTACCAAGCTAGGATTGCTTGATAACAATGCACGATTCAGTCTCAAATCAAAGAAACTGCGATTGGCGTTTGCACCATATACCCCACGTTGTATTGCCCAGTTTTCAAAAATTTTGTATTCAGCAACTTCTTTGTTGAACTTAGCTTGCCCAAACAAGTCAACACTATTTTTAGTTCCTTTGGTTCCAAGGAATTCTCTATAAATGTTAAGCTGACTAACATCATCAAGATTTAGTGCAGCCATATACTGTCTAGGTCTAAATCCTATCAAGCCATAACTTAACAAATCATTGTCACTGACTAAATTTGCTGAGTTGATATCATAACTGTTGCTAAGTTGGTCAGCTTTGTTTGCAAGATTAGCCAATAATCCTTGTTCAATAACTGTGTAATCGCTTTGATTCCAGTCATTGTAATTGAACTTGGTGCTGGGTTGTACAATTGTGGCAGCACTCCAGTATGCACCTTTGTATGTTACTATTTCACCTTTGGCATAAGTTTTTAAACCAGTCCATGCAGGAATGTTGTTTTGATTTAATATAAATCCCTGCGCATCAACACTGCCGTTCCATTCTGTAGAAGTAGTGCCAGCAATATACAATCTGCTTTGTCTAGCGCCTGTTATAGGTTCAAAAATTAAGTCGCCAAACAAACTGGCGTTATCCAACACAATCATACTTTCGAAGCTGGTATAACGCATGTCAATAAAACTCAAACTTTGATTGTTCAAAGGTTGGATAGTAAAGTTGTTGTCAACTCGCACAATATTGAGATCACGTGTGGGGAAATCTTTACGATTCTGGTCTAATATTACATGTTCCGCAGTTTGTGATGTTATGTTGTCTACTACTGCTTGTTCCTTGAACACAGACAGTCCTATAGCCAACGGATTCAAATTGATTAAGCTGCCATTGCCCCAGCCTTGTTGACTCCAGTATATGAACTCGTACACCATTTGTGACCAGGTCATCAAGTAACCATTGGTCTGATTGGTAAATTCAAAGCCTTGTGATTCTAAAAACTTTCCATAACTCAACAAGAAATTGGCCACAGCACTTTCAGTTGTGAACACAAACCCATAGGGAATTTGAGTGACAGTGTCTGTGTAATTGGCAGGTACTTGTATAGTTTTACTGGCCACACTGTATGTTTCAAATTGTCCAACTGGAATACTGGTGAATGTATTAAAATATGGTCTTGCAGTGCTGTAGCCAAATACTGCGTAGCCACCATCCACAACTTGAATCACCACAGAACTGTAAATTAATCTGTCAAATGGTTGATTTTTGTATACCAACAGTTGATAGCTTTCTGGAGGAATCTGCAACGAGGCGTTGGTTGATCTAGGACTAGATTTTTCAGTGTAAATTTTCAAGTACTGTTTGTCTGAGAATGAAGCCATTCTGTAACACAAACGTACATCTAAATTTTGCAAATCTGTTTCTAATGCCACAGTGCTGTCAGTACCTGTGAGGCGATTGTAATCCACAATCCAGTTGATGTAACTGGCTTTGCTGGTACCGTCACCATACACTTGCACGCCGTTGGCGTCTAATCTGTAACGACCATTATAAAGATACTGATCAAATTCTGTGCTATACTTGTACAAGTCTCTGTCAGCAAACAATGCAAAGAATTTTGCTGGACGAGTAAGCGCCAGCAACCGCATGGCTGCAAATGGGTAATCGCTTGAATTCCACCACGAAGCTTCTACCGGACCGCCATCACCGGGTGCCCAGCTTTTCTGCCACGTTTGTGGATTGTATCTACCTACAACTGATTCCAATGGCGCTAACAGATTGCCTGCACTGTCAGTTGGTAGCACAGATAGCAAGCCAGGTCTTGCATAAGCTGGTAGTGTGTATGCGCCAACCGGATCTCTCACAAGCCCTAGTTCCAAATCATCCCACAAGTTCATGTTGTCAGATGTATAAGGTGCCGGGCCGTATGTTATTTCCCACCAGTCGGGTTGAACTGAAAAACCAATCATCTCCCAAGGAGTTAGTTCTGGTTGTTGGGTATCGTAAAAATAACGATAGATACCACGCCAGGCACCTAACAAATTTTCATTGTTAAGTTTGTTGGTTGAAGAACTATAATTGTAGGTAAATGGATTACCAGCATTGTAATTTTGCGTGGTGTAATCCAACTTGTTCCAACCCACATAAGTCAAAAAACTAGATTCTAATATGGTATTAATTTCAGCATAACTATAACCAGTATTTCTAAACTGACCTGGCAACACATCCACAACATCCAGTGGCACAGGATTGTCATCTAACTTGATATTGTTATAAATTCTAGTTTCAAATTCTAACAACACTTCGTCACGTATATCACCAAAGATAGGTGTCTGACTGCCATCATGTCCTAGTATAACCAGTTGTTCACCTGCGCTGGTCTTGACTGTCAAAATTTCTGGCCGCCATGCAGGATACAATCCCATTTTGCTTGGAGTATTAGGCACATAGGTGCCATAGGTAGCATTGTATTCTTGAATGGTAATTATATCACCAATGGCCAGTGTAATCAAAATCTCAATTCGTGGACCATCTGTGGCCACTGTGTATTCTAAATCTCTAGTTAAGATTTGGTCATTTACATACACATTCATACCAAGGTAGTTGGCTGATGTGTAGTTGTAAACTTGCACAGTGTCAAACACCTGCCTGGTAATATAGCTCACAGTGTAAGTTGTTGTGGTGAATACTGCGGTAGCAGGCAGCATGTCACTCCAATAGAATGGATTATTTTCTGTTCGTCCTATTGTGATTTCAGCTATCACAGTATCAAGCACTTGTGATGTAGTTTCGTATTGAATAGTCTGTCTAGTCACTGCCTCTAGCAGTTGATTTTTGTACTTTTGATATTCTCTGCTGTTGTATTCTATTGCACCAAAAATATTGTACTGCTGAGATCTCATGAAGTATCCAGCTAGGGTCAATGGAGAACTTTGTTGTAAAATCAGTTGACCGTAAGGAATAACATTACCAAGGTCTCTAGTGTTATTTGCACCATTAATTGATCCTGAGAATGTAGTTAAATTTTGACAAATACTGTCATAGTGAGTGCGCAATGTACCTAATGTAAAACTTGGGCTGTTGGCATTCAATGGATTGTTATTGAGATTTAACGGAACTTGATAAAAAGCCACTTGGCTGATTTGGTCACTAAGCACTTCAACTTCAATTACATCTCCCACAACGTGTGCAGTATGTAATGTAATAGTTGTGGTATTGGCGGTAGTGGCCACTGTGTATGTGCCTGGATCTTGGAAGATAGATCCCACAAACACTGTTACGCTAGGCACAGTTGTCACAATGTTTGACTGAACAGCAACATCCAATTGTAATGGTTGTAAATTATAAACAAATTTAAACTGCTGTCTCATTAGTGTAGGCACTACTGCTGTTTGCCAACCAATCAATCGTTCATACACAGTTCTTGATGCATATTCATAAACAAATCCTGAACTAATTGGTGCTGTGGTGCTAACATTGTCAATCACATACACAAATGAGTCTGAGTATAAATTATTATCAAATACAATGTCTCCTACATTGGTCAATGAAAGATATTTGAGCACTAGTTGTAGCACTGGGTCAGCAGTTCCTGAGCCTGTGGCATAACTAAACAATTTTGTGCCTGTAAATGTTGAACTAGGATATGTAGTTCTGTTGGCCAAACTCACTCCGTCAGCATCAAATATGTCAAACAGTGGTGCCTGTTGTACAGCAGTTTTTTGTTGTGCTTCTAACCAATTTACACCATCATACCAGTAGGTAACGCCAACTTGCGAACCACTAATGCATGTGGTAGTTTGATCAACAAGTATTTCTCCATCTGATGCTTCTACCAAATTAATAATAGGTTGTGTAATCAATGGTGCCACAGTATCTGGTACAATAAAATTTACCACGTAAATTTTGCTTCGTACATTCTGATCTTCGTCAGCAGCAAATATCACACGACTGCCATTGACAAATGTGTAATCATTCACTGAATATCCAGTGCTGCCTTCAATGTTACTGAATGCATCAGTTTCAGTAAAATCAATTACGTTCACTGGTTGCTTGGCATCTGTGCCCATGTTATACAATCTGATGCCACCACGGAATTGTATAATTGGCCGCTTGCCTTTACGGTCATTGTCTATTACCACAGGCGTGTCATTGTAAGCACCTGTAGCATTGAGCACATCAATGTGGAACCATCGATTGCTACGACTCCATGCATTTAGATCTGGACTGTCTCGGTTGATTGTGAGATAATCAACATTGTAGGCAGACGCATACTCTTCAGGAGTGATATAATTTGTTACTGGCAATAGTTCAATTGCTGTGCCTACACCACTAACATAGTATTGCGGATTTTGACTGGTAGTTGCAACCATACTACCATTGGCCGAGGTCAACGTCACTGCTGTGCCATCTTTGGTTGTGCTTACTTTAAATTGACTGCTGCTAAACACTGTTTGAACGTAATAGGTAACACCAGTGTTTACTCCGCCGAATGCTGTGCCATTAAAAATAATTTCCTGACCTACTGCCATGCCTGCTGTGGATTCAGTGGTAATGAGATTGATACCTGCTGCGGTGTTTGTGCAAATAAATGCAGCAGACCCAGTGGCGTAGCTGGCAGGTGATACATTACCTAAAAATTGAACTTTTAATCCATTGGTAAATGTAACACCATTTGGACTGGTGTAGTTGGTTTTTCCTAACACATCTTCGATGTATATTGTACTGCTATTGTCTTGTTCAATTAGACGGATGGTGCCAAAAATTTCTGGGTCGGTGCCATCTTGGTAATACAATGTATCCAACTTGGCTGTAAGCTGAGGCATTTCAACAATATATCCAGTTTGGTTTTTGTACCACTGTGTGCTGGAATATTCAGTGCCATATCGTATGGTCCATTTTTCTAAATTAGCTATATTTTGAATGCTGCCTAATGATAGATAGGTAAAGGCACCCACAACAACATAACTTATACGCCATATGCTATAATAATTAGTAGAAGGATCACCCACACTGTTTGCAAATACCAATGTTCGTGTGTTGAGATCAGTGATGCCATCAATGCCACCATAGGTAGCTATAAATTGATCTAGTCTGGCTCCGTCGATATTATTGAAAAACAAATCAGTAACAAGATCAACCGACCCAATGCTAACAAGATTGTAGAAAAAGTCTTGAGCTGTTTTTTGTGGTACGTTAAAATTAAGTGTGCCAAGATCAATACCATTGTTGGTAACACCGTAGATGGATCTAGAAGTTACGTTTGGAGTAGTAGGATCTAATCCATTGATTCCGGGTGCTGTCTGAATCCAAAATCCTGGACCGTCACCAGGTTGGGCATCAATCACACTGATGGTACCTCTCATGAGACTTTGAGTCTGACAAGAATAATATAGTGTATTAGGTGCGTCTTGGGGTACAGTAAAAGTCACTGTGCCTACTACTGATCCATTACGTGTGACACCTGAGTTATACTGATCACCTGTGCCTGTTGTAGGTGCAGTTTTGATCCAGAACGGAAAGTCGCCTTGCACAAACAGGTTAAAAGTGTATGTGTTACCACGAATTAAAACAATTGGTGCATTGGGTTCGTTGTCAATGTTAAAGCTGGTAACATTAGTGCGTGTTACTTTGTAATTAACAGTTTCTTTGTTGTTTTGCGATACTTGAAAAGTGTAGTTGCCGCCACGAACTAAATTTATAGTAGGGTTGTTACCAGTTAATCCTGAAAATGTGTAAACTCCATCAGCTCTGTCTACAACAAAATTTTGGCTCAACGCCACACCCGGTGATTGCACAGTAACTACATCAGGGCCATCTGGCACCCAGTAATACTGACTAAAGTTTACAAACGTGTCAAAATCCATAAACGGATCAAGACTATAATAATCACTAGTATACAGTCGACTGGGTTGTGTTGATGGACTACCTTGATATACCAGTGTATCAGTTATGCCTGGATACGTAATAGCATCTATTATTTTGTTATTGTCTGCAGGATCAACACTAATCACACCTGGCTCAAGTTGATAGTCAGCGCGAGTTTTGTCGGGCTCAATCACATACTTGTCGTTGGGATTTACACCTGGGCCAACTGTGCGGCCAATATAACCTTGAGTCTTTTTAAACTTTGGCTCTTGAATCAACTGATCCAAAGTAGCAGCCAAAAATTGCTTGTTGGCGTCCGTCTGAAAAATCTCAGGAAGAAAATCTACACTGCGTACTCGTGCCATTAAATTACTCCGCTACCAGGTGCAGTACGCAAATTAGTACTGGTCAATGCATCAATCACAACAATATTGTCAATGGTAGCGCCGTTAACAAATATTTCACTGGGTTCTGCTCTTACTTCGTACATGTCGCCAAAGTATTTTTGTGTGTCTAGTGGTACCAATACCACTGAACTGATTATGGTTCCAAGATATCTGTGCAGGTACGCCGCCAGTTCTGAAAAATAGAATGTATCGCCAAATCCCCATTTGTCAATGCTAAAATATTCATTCATAGCTGCCAACACAGAACTTTGTATTTCGCTAGTGCTGGCTGTGGAATTTTGAGCACGAATAACTTTGATTGTGGCTTGCAATGTTGTGGCTGCTTTAGGTCCAAACAATGGTTTAAACACTACAGAATTCAAAATAATGTTGTCACTGATCATCTTGTATTCATTAAGTCCTTGATATTCTGTACTAAGCTCATCAATGGTTGGCACGTCAGGTTCTGTAACTGTTCCGGTGGTGTCTTTAATCCAATTTTGATAAGCAGTATAGTATGACTGTGTTACAACATACAAGTCAATAATATTAGTGGTGCCAGGATCAATTCTATTGGTCAATGGTGAGTTGTGACGATATTGGAAGTACAATGCTTGTCGTCCTGTTCTAGCAATCCAATCGCCTTCTGCTGCTTGCGTGATAACTCTCACTCCGGCAGTATTAACAGTCAATGTAAAAAATAATTCATCGGTGTAGGCATAGAAAACTTGCCCAGGTGAGTATTGAAACTTTACCAGTTCAATATTATCATACGTAGGATAGTCTGAATTGACCACTCCAGGTTCTACCAGCAAATATCGTTGCAAATTATCAAAGTCTACAGTTTGTTGCAAGAATATAAGTTTAAGGTTGGGATTAACTGTTGGTGCAACAATTTCATTGAAGAAATCTGGATTGTCTGGCACGCCATCAGAGTCAGAATCTCTATAGCTGATCAACACCTGAAAGTCATCAACATAGCCATCAGACTGTACAGGCTGTCCAGTGATTGTGGTATAGATATCTCCAGGCAGCGGTGATGAGCTGTCTGGTTTGGTGTTTACTGCCAGCACGTTAATAAAATCTTTAATGGTGGTGCCTGTGCGGCTGTCGTAAATCTTTTGATTTCCGTAAAAAAAGAATCTTGTTTGCAGTACTGATCCAAAGTAATAAGCAAGTCCTCGAAATGTGATTGTGTATTTGTTGTCCACCGCCACAAACTGTGCCATCCAACTTGCATCTAAATTGTTTCCTGATGTGTTACCTGCATACGCTTGACTCCAAGTAGCATCAGCATCTAGATTGGTACTGGTAATAACATACCAAGTCCCGGCAGTGCCTGTAATGGCACCATTGTTATCATAGCCAAGACCAAAATTTCTGTACAACAAAATTTGTTGTGTCATTTGTTCTCTAATAGACGGAGTCAAATCTGTAAGGAATACAGGAATAATACTGTCCACTACAGCACCTGTAGGCACAAAGTTATTGAGTGCAATAGGGCCTTGGCCATTGGTTAAATTACCAATGCCGTTATTACTGCCGTCACCTACTATGGCAAGTGGACTGGCCCAAATTTCCAAATGGTCTTCGGGTCTAGTTGGCAGTCCTTGTTTCAATCTATTGTTTGCATCAAAGTAATACGGTTGTCCATTAATAACTGGAGGTATGAATTTAATTAAACTTTTTTGCACCACATACTTGAATGCAGTACTGCTAGAAGTTCCAACCATAACTGGTTCACCCAATGCATTTTGAAAATACCCTGTGGTTTCGTTAGCCAGTGTTGTGCTTTGATTCCAAGTGCTTAGAGCAGTAACACCAGTGTTTACAGGTATTCTTGGAAAGTTTGCATAGTAAAACTGTTTGAATGTGGTATCGATGATAGCAGGCTGTACTTGGTTGGCAATGAGGTCAGCAATCTCATTGCGATTGATCCAACTAAACAAAATACTAGGAAGAACATTGTATTCCCACATAGCCCCGTCACTGGAAAATGTGTTGGTAGACGAATACTTGCCTGTGTTGTCCACAAGATCAAGATACCGACTAGTGCCAATACTAGCACGGTTTACTGCTTTTGATTTGATAATAGAATTGTAAAGAGTAAACGGAAACAAGTTATAGTCTTCACCGTTGACCATGCGATTCTGTGTGTAGTATCTTGCTGGAGCACGTTGCTTGATAGCATCAATGCTTTCACGACTTTGAGCATTGCTTACAGGTTGTGTGATACCACAAGTAAAAGTAATTGTTTGCAGATTACCATTCCGGTCAATGTAACTGATGGGCAATACTACATTCTGCATTTCGGCAGGATTGATAATGTATTGAAGGCCATTACTTGCACGAACATATGCACGGAAAATGCCCACTGGTATTTCTGAGAACACGCCATCACCAAACACCATAGTAATCTGATCATTGGTTCTGCTGGTCACAGAAAATATTGGTCTTAGTGTTGCAGTTTGTTCCGCAGCAGCTGAGTAAATGTTGTCAGTAAATGCCCACTCTCGACTGATGCTACCCACATTATCTAATTGGAATAGCCAACGATCTTCGTTGTTAACACCATCAATGTTGATGTTTACTGTGCGATTGGCAATACGTTCAGCCAAGTTAAAATCTTGATTTTGCAATGTGCCTTGTTTGAAAAAGAAGAAAAATCCATTGTTAGCACTTTGGTATCCTAACTTATCATTACGATACAATATATTGAATGTGGCATTGGGTTTTGGACTTGGTTCATAAATGTAGTCTCGACCAGCTGTGGACGACGTTGTGGCTTCAAACGGCATGTTTACTCCATCCACTGTGGCAGTGTACGGAATTACTGGCAAGAATCCTGGCACTAAGTTAATGCCATATTCATTGGTATCTACACCCAAAATGGTTTGACGATTAGCAGGACGTCCAATTTTTTGACTGCTGACCAAGGACGAATTCACAATAGCATTCCACTGTTCCAACCAATCAAAGTTTGTGGGATCGGCCCAATTAACTGTGACATTGGCCAAGTTAACACCGTTGTAATCCACAACATTTTCTGTTGTGGTCACTGAGAATGCTTTGAGCAGGCCCTGGGCGGCTGTGTTACGTTTGGCTGTATAGCTAACAAGATTGGCCAATCGTGTGACTGAATCTCTGCGTTCTGCTGTGTCTAAGTAATTTTCTCTTGTGTTAAGGTCTGTGCGGAAGGCAAGTGCCTGGCCCATAAACGCAATAACATCTAATAGCGCAATATATTCAGATGACTCAATGTAGTCGTTGAATGTTTCTGGATAGTACAAACGCAGGTAATCGGTGAAACTCTTGCGTAGAGTTTCAAAGTCGTAGCTTTGAAAATCTGCTTCGCGATAGGTTTGATAGATTTGTTTCCAATCTTCTACACCAAATATCGCTGTTTGTCTAGTGGTTTTTGCCATTGCGTCTGGGCCTTGTGTTCTTTATCTGTTATTTATACGGATAAAAAACGGCGTAGTTATACATAGCTAGCCGACCGGCTGACTTGATTGAAGAATACGTTTAGTATTTCAGCATTGACTCCACCTACAGTTTGAATTTCTAATTCAATCAGCATGCCATTTTCTTGTGGGTACACATTGATGTTGCTGATGAATACTCTAGGATCGCCGCCTGCCACTCGTTGCACTTCATTAATAATACCTTGTTGAACAGCATCAACTTGATTTTCAAACAGATAATTCCACAACACTGTGCCATACTCTGGACGGCCAGGCAGTTGACCTTGGCGAATGTTAAACGCATTCAAGAGATCGCGTTTGACCAATTCAAAATCTACTAGCGTGAATTTTTTGTATTGATTCTGTGTGTTAAAGCCAACAAAGGTAGTCATAGCAATATTTATGCGGTGGGATTAGGCCTTGGATAGCCTATTGCAGTGAGACTTGGCAGACCACGACGTAGTCGTTCGGCATTCACCCGATCCCACACTATCTCGTCATTTCCAGTGTAAATTAAATCCTCATCTTTGGTATTGGAATAAGCACTAGATTCTATGGCTACTGGCAAAATACTAGGCACTTTGGCATTACCCACAATGCGTTTAGCGGCTGCTTCAAGTGTGTCTGTATTTACAGTATCAATAGCAGCTATAGGTGTGTACTCCTGAAGCATGGACGGGTCTATTTTAGTTTGCGCCAAATTTACAGCAAACGCACCATTAACTGCGGCAGCATCAAATTTGGATTTGATGTCAGCCGATAACCCAGGAGTATTTTTGGCCCAATTTAGTGTGTCAGGCACACTCTTTGCAGCATTGGTGGCCAGACCGCTAAGTGCTTGTGGTGTAAGTTTGTCTGTGGGAATTCCCAGTGATTTTAAGTCAGCCACACCCGAAGTCATCAATCCTTGCTGAATTTTGTTTTGAAGTCCTTCATTGCCCAGCAACCCATCGAGACTTTTTACACCATCTCTGCCAGTCCACACTGTGGGACTTTTTAACACACTGGTAAGATTACTACTGCCTTGTGCCAAAAATGTAGCAGCAGTTCCTGGTTTAACAAGACCCCATCGTTCAAGTTGACTGGCATCAAGTCCAAATTTACCTGCACCTGCTGTGTTACTAATAGTGTCTGCACTTTGACCTACCAACTTTGACGCTTGAGCCAATGTGCTTGTTACATCGGGTAAACTCATGCTACCAAGTCCAGTTAATGCTGGTCCTTGTTTAGCAAAGTCTGCCACATTGATACCACTTGTAGGAGTTCCTTTAATCAATCCAGATATGGTACCAACTGCGGTGCTAGCCAAACTGCCTACTCGTGCAGCAGCACCAGTTAACGCACCTGTGATGGCTGATGTTGAAGGTAATGAAAATCCGGCGCCTGCGCCAGCCAATGATGCGCTGATAGCAGCAGTGCTTCCACCTGCTCCAGTAGTTAATGAATTGAATGCAGCCGCGCCACCTTGTAGTGCGCTGGCCACTTGTGTGCCTGCACCTTGCCCTAGTGCGCCTATACTGGCTGTGAGACTGTTCAGATTCGTACCTGCAGGTAATTTGCTAGATAATGATGCCAGTCCTTGTGTGAGCTGACTTTGTGCGGCTGCTAGGCCGCCAGCTGCTTGTGTGTCAGGACTTAATACATCACCAACTCTAAATCCTGTGAGGCCACCGCTGGCTGTTTGTTGATCAAACACCGCCTTTGCCTGCTCAAATGTAGCGCCAGTTGGAGCTTTAATTTCAAACTTTTGGCCGTTGAATTCAAAATTAAATGTGCTCATGCTTTTCTTGTAAATTCAAATCCAGCAGGAACAGGCACAGCACCTGGATTTGGTGGCGGTTGTCCTGCTTCTAACGGAATTTCAATATCTACACCTTTGTTGTGATAGGGATATGGCTCGTGTGTGGGTGCTCGCGTCACAATACTGTCTAGTCCATCTGTTTTGACCGTCCATCCAGTGGCGCTACTAAATGTAGTGTCATCTAAAATAGTTGTGGTCAAGTTATTGGGCGCTGACACTGAGTCAGCTGCTGGTCCGTTGAGATCAATACCGCCTGCGGTAAATTTTAATGCACTGCCACCGTTCCAACTTCCACTAGCACTTTGTAATGCCAAACTGCCGTCGGCCTTTATACCAATGTAATTTTTGCTGTATAGTTTTAAATTTTGTTGTGCAATAGCTGTAAGGTCTGCATCAGCTTGTAATGTAATATCTTCTGCAGCCTTGGCTTTGATACTGCCGCCGGCATACATGTTGATGTCTCTATCAGCATGCAAGTTAATGTCACCACGTGTGCGCAAGTTGATTGAGTTTGTGGCATACACATCTAGCGTGCCTTGAGCGCCAAGTTCAAACCAGGCTAAGCCATTGGCATGAGTGATGTAAAAGAAGTCTCCGCTATCACTCATTGTGATTTGATGACCAGCTGTGGTTCTAAATCTTATCAGTCTAGTATTGCCATCAGTATCACCGTCATCCATCACAATACTATGACCACCTACACGTCCGATAACATTGAGATCTTGAGGTTTCAATTGTCCAGTTTGAACTTTTCGTTGTATTTCTCCCAGTTTCATGCCACCTTTATAAACCGCTGGTCCAGGCGTGCTGACACCAAACACAGCACTGGGACTTTCTCTCTGGCTTGAACTTGATATAGGACCACGTTGTGGATCTTTAATCAAGCCTTGACGAAACATGGTTTCTGAAACTACACTTTGAATAGGTTTAGGAGCATCAAAAAATCTAGCGTTTTCTTCAAGAGCAAGATTGTTGGTGTTGATTTCAACTACTGGTAATTGTGATGCTCCTTTAAAATACGCTGCTTGATTTTCATTTTCTGCAATCACCTGAGTGGCAACTGGTGCGGCGCCAATGGCAGGAACCATGTGTCCAATGCTCTGATCCGGTGCAGTGCCGATATAAAACCCTTGACTGCGGTCTCCATTCACAAAAACACACAGCACTGTGATTCCTACATCTGGTGGTGTAAACCACATGCCATAGCTGTTGGAATTGCCATCAATGTATTTTCCCACGCCCGTTGCCGCAGGGTTGTAGGGAGTTGATCCAAAGAACTGCGGCATGTAGCTTACTGTGATCCATTTTGAAGGATCATTTTCGTTGCCGTTGGAGAATGCATCAATGTAAACTTGTATGCGACCTGATCTTATTGAATCTGTGGTGTTTTTTACCACGCCATAGAATGGTCCAAACTCCGCAGGTACACCTCCGCGATCAAACTTGTAGTTTGTGGGGCGTCCTCTACTGCGTTGTACTTCTGTTGCCATGTGTTATCCTTAAAAGTCTCTTACTATATCTTGTGGTCCAGATGGTGAGTTGCCAAGTCCATCTGCAGAAATTCTGCCGGACAGCGTACCTGGTGGTACAAATGGGTCTCCTACATTTAAATTCTCTCCGGAGCCCGATGTTGGTGGCTGTGGTGGTGGTGCAGGAACTACTGTGTCTTTTGGTCCCGGCGGCGCCGAATTTATTACATTTGGTGTGCCGCTACCCGGACCAGCACTTAACGCTGGCACAGCTAGTGTTGTGGGTCTTCCACTTGCGCCCGCGGCAGCTGCGGATGCATTTGTATGACTAGGATTGTCAGACGTGGTTGCATTGTCTATTCTTCTTACATCAGCTTGAGTTGCCGGTGGTGGTGCTGTCATTGCTTTATTAGAAGCATTGGGCTTCATAAAGAAATACAACTTGCCTTGTATGTTCTGATAGAAACTACCTTTACTAAACTCACTAGTGCATTGCATAGCAGTATATACTCGGCTCTGCACTGGTTGTCGTTTGCTAGATCCAGCATACGGATCAGCTAACCCAGTATTGATATCATAGTCTTGTGGCCGCTGCCAGGCTATCTCAAACATGACTTCTCTGGCATCAAAATTAATAGTGCCGTCAGGTAAGAATGCGTTAAAATCAAATTCTTTTGCGCTGACTCCACCCGCAAAACTTCCTTGCTGTATCCAGGCAGGATCACCTACAATTTTAATATTACAATTGGCCAGACCTACTGGATCATACAAACTTTCAGCCAAATTGGCTTGTGGTTCGTTTTGTTTGCCATTATCACCAGCACTGTTTTCCGTGCTGGCTGTTTGAAAATTGTAAAAGGGTTGATCTCTCATGCTACTGGTAAAGGCCTTGCGTTGCTGAAACGCAAGGTTGCCTTTGGTCTGATCTCCACTAATAGTCAAATTGTAGAGATTGTTCATGGTTTCTTTGTAATCAATCACAGAGGTATTTTGACCAGTAAACCAATAGTTGTATTGTTTATGTAATCCACGAAACTTGTTGATAGGATAATAACTGCTGTTAAAGTTCATAGGAGTGTATGTGTTGATTACAAAAGTTATCTTTTGTGCAAAGTCATTGCGTTTGTTATCATAGTCTAATTGTATTGCTTGAAAAGTAATATTGAACCACACAATGTCTTTTTTGTTAATATTGTCTTTGACTTGTAATGCATCATTTTCGTCAAAAAACAAAACATTTTGGCCTGTAACAAATGTACTGTTTCTTATGGCAAGTTCAATGGCCTGAACCAATTGCATGCCAGCAGTGATAGCATAATTTCTACTTTTGATATCCTTGTAAATTCTCTCCATGTCTGCTGAGTCTGGACTGGTAGTAACAGGCGGAGCTGTTCCAGACTGCTTTGCATTAGTTTTTGCCCCTGGTGGGATCAATCTAGCATTTTTAATTGCGGTTCCGCCACCGCCTGGACCAGGATTAGCAAACACAATCTCATATTGATCTGCTTTTTCATACACACCTTCGTCTACTAAGTTTTTTTGGAATTGATTCATTGCACCCATAAGGCCTTGGACAATGCTGGTTTTTTTTGTCGTGGGAGCTGCGTCAGCTTTTGGCGGTGGTGCTGCATCCTCGCCAAATTCTCCTTGCAATACAGGATTCACAAAAGTAGTAGTAGCGGTACCCGGAGTGGCTGTAGCTGCTTGAGTAGCAGAGTACACTACATCTTGCCCCAATAAGTCGCCAATGGTAGATGCAGTTAATTCAATATTGTAAGGTATGGTTCCACGACGAGTTCCAGCAGCAGATCCTTCGCCAGGCGCAAGTCCTTCAAAACTGTAGGTGACTAATTTGCTGTCAATAGTCCAGTCGCATTTGGAAATTTTAAATGGCACAAATTTTTCAATCACTGAATTGGGATCAGACTTGTTACCGCTAATGTTAGTGACCAAATTGCCTTGCTCGTCGTATCCGTAAAATCTTATTACCATGAGATACACTACAGAAGAATAGTTGATGCCATTTTTTTGACCACTAGCAGGCATAAAGTCTTGTACTGCTTCATATAGTCTATCTAGCAAAGTAATACCGTTGTTTTCTACAACAGTAAATTTTATATTTTTGACTGAGTGTGGTGCTCTAGTACCGCCACCTGTGAGAAAGTTTTCAATGGTAACATTGTCAATATAAAAATCCAAAGGAAAAGCTGGGTTGCGACCAGCGTCAGCATCCTTGGCACCTGGAATCTTAACAGCCTCAACTGATCCATCAGGATATGCTTGTGGTTGTTGGGTGCCTTTTGCGCCTTGAAACCCGCCTGAATTTTGTGGAGCACCACCGCTTTGCACCAGCAACATATAACCATTCACTGTTTTTTTCTTGCTGAATACCAACTGCTTGTATTGTGCCGGTGTCATGAGATACCAACTGGCTCTATAGGTGTAGCTGGAAAAACGGTCTAAAACATTGGCTTGAGGTGTTATTACTTGATTGCTGCCATCAGTAGATATGGTTCCAGTTTGTGTTCTTTGTTGAAGTAATGCTTGATTTAACGCATCATTTTCTTCTTGACTGGCACCACCATATGATGATCCAGCATCATCACTTAAGGCTTGTTCAACATTTGTGCCTGCTCCACCTGTTGCATCATCATACTGACCAACACCAGTACTGGTAGGAGGAATAGCTCCTTGGCCAACTCCGCCAGTGTCATCGTTGGCACTGGGGTCTTGTCTGACGCTGCCTTCAAATCCAGTTTCATAATCCGACGTTGACTGTGTTTGTGTAAATGATCGTGTGGCTGCGTTGGTGCCTTGATCGCCGTCACCTGCATTAGTAGTAGGAGTAGTTTCTGGGAGGGTGGCCATAGGTTAGAACCCCAGTGTTGATCGCAATGTGGTGATCTTTGGAATGTAAATTCTAGTGTCTGCTTTGAAGTCTAGTGGAGGTGCCGTGAGTGTGTTGGGATTGCGTTGGTAAAACGTCCACCAAAGTCCAGCATCGCCATACAAGTCATACGCAAGCAAGTCTGGACGATACTGATAGGTGACATTTATGATCCACAGCTTGTCATCGCTTTCTTTGGGTATGGGTCTGTTGACCATCACATCCAAATAAAACTGATTGTAGCCAGTTTGAAAGTATGGACTGGTACTTGTGTAAGTTGCAGCCATTACCAGAACCCTCCGCCTGCCAGCAACGAACCATTGGCAAAAGATTTCAAACTAAATTGTTTGCTGACTTGATTGCGTGTTTGCATGGGCAATAGTGTTATTGAAATTTCCATCTTGGTCGGAACGTAAGTGCTGTTAATAGAAGTCTGATTGGTGACATTTTGATTGACCTGACTGGGACTAGGACGATTGGTTAAACTGCCGTTGCTCAATCCAGCATTGTTCAATCTGTCAAGAATAGCCACCACTGTGCCTAGCGATCCACCTATTGCAGGCCCAGATGATTGGTTTCTGCGATTTTCCATGTTCAGTCCAATGTTGTTAAATCCGTTGGCACGAATGTAATCCACATCAGTAGGCAAACTATATCCAAAAGTAGTGACCACACAAGGACTTTCGTTAAACTGATATTTTCCAAATCCACTGAGATATACCAAGGGCGGCGGGGTGCCAGCTTCGGCATCTTGGCCGTAAAACATTTTTGTCACAGATTTAAAAAAGTGTATCACTGCCAACAGGTACGCAGCTTCTCGAGTGTCTTGTGCAGTGAATGTGCCTTTGATAGTGATATTTTCTACTGAACTATTTTGGTAAAAATATCCACGATAGTTGGAATGTGTGAGATCATAGTTTGCGTATTTGGCTTGATAACTGGTTTCAATTGCAGGAGTATATGGAAATACCACACCGTCAGTAGCAGCCAATGGTGCAAGTATTCCTGGTCCACCATTACCGGCAGGCACTTTGTAAAGATAATTGGCATTTGGTGCCAATCTTAATCGCACACGCCAGTCAGCTGCGGCAGGAGTATTCTGACGAGTTTGCAGTGTGCTTTGATTTTGTGCGTTATTGATCAATCCGCGTGTGACTGCGGCGTTGGCATTTACATCATCTTGATTCTGCACTACATTTGGTGTACCAAACTCAGCTTCATTCAATGCAGACAACGAAACTGGAGCAGGTGATGTAGTCGGTGGCGGCGTAAAGAGATCGGCAACACCATTTGTGTTGTCAACTGGCAGAGGAGTGGCTGACTCGGCAGCTATTTGCAAATCAGCAGCCTCTCGTGCTCTTGCAGCCGCCTCAAAGCCTGCATCTCCAGAATTGGCCAAATCAACTTCAGCAGCACGATCCAGTCTGGCATTAAAGGCAGCATCTGCATTTGCTTGTGCAATCTGTTCAGCATCACTTACATAGCCAGTATCTAAAGGAGATACCGGATTGGCCGATTCAGATGCTATACGCAAGTCAATAACTTCTTGAGCAGCTTGAGTAGCCGCCAATGCTTCGTCGCCATCAGCCGGCAACGGACTGGTGGCAGTTGCACGTATTGGGTTTGGTGTTGTTCCAAGTTGAATTTCAGTTTGTTGATTTATTGCTGGATCATCTCCAGCTGGGGCCTGCACCGGAGTGTTTATTGCGGTGGTTCCACTGGTCACAGTTTGTGTGGTAGTGGTAGTATTTGGTACTCTTATGACCGAAGGTGTGCCTGGATCTTCAGCGGCTTGTTGTTGCAGATCCAATGCAGTTTTTTGATTCCGAAGTTCTGCTGCTTGTGCGTTTCTTGCTGCTTCTTCTTCTGGTGTCAGAAGCGGTAGGCCTTGACGTTTGCGAACAAAGTTGCTGGGATTATCTTTGTAGAACTGATTAATTTCAGCTTGTTTTGCACTTGCTTCAGCTGCGTATACTTGGCTTTCTGCTGTGGATGTTCTTGCGCCAGCAATAGTTGTAGTAGATCCGCCGCCGCTCACAGTTTCAGTGCTGGTTGTGGTATAATTAATTGGTGTTTTGCTACCAACAGGTGCGTCAGCTTTTTCGGGATAGTCTACTTGTTTAATTACTTCTACATCTGATCTAGGGCCAGTGCCTATAACCAGTGCGCCCATTTGACCATTTGTGCCAAGGGCGTAATTACCAATGTCAGCATCTGTTATTCCAGCCTGTGCCAATGCGGCATCTTCGCTCAAGCCTTGTTGACGAAGTTGATTAAATGTTGCTGCTTTATTTGGATCGTAGGCCATGTCTGTTTCCTATAGCTTATTTACCGCTGACAAAAACGGCGCAGTTTAACAAGAGGTTGACAATTGTTGTAAATATGCTACAATCCGATTAAGGAGACCTTGTCATACTATGACTTTATTACCAAAAGCGGCACCTCGTGTCAATTATCTAAACAACCGTGATATTTTGAAAGAAATACACCACAGCAAGAACACCTATTGCTGGTATCGTGATCCTGTACAGGACCATCAATTTGATTTGATCCTGCCCGGCCTGGACAAAATCAATCAACGCACTGTGGTTGAGGCAAGAAAAAATCGTGCTGATCGTATCAAACGCGAAACAGGCGAAGTAATTGATCAAAAGAAAATACCCAACACTGACCTAGTTTTCAGGATCACCTGTTGGGATCACATCCCTAAGGCGCCTAAAAAAATTACCAAGGCCGAAGCCAAACGCAAAAAGCTAGAAGACATTTTTGAACTAGATGATATTGCAGAAGATCCACTAGCAGACATTGTGGATGTGCCGGTGCTGGATCTAAATCATGTGCGAGTGAACTTTCCTCCGTTTGAACAGTATAGATTGGATGAAGACAAAAAGCCTTACATTGTGGGCCGCTCACATTGGAAGGGCGATTTGGTCACAGGAGAGTTTTCCAAAGATCACGGCAACATGACTCGCAAGTTGGCTATGATGTTTATGAAACTGTGCGAACGCTATGCCACTCGATCAAACTGGCGTGGCTACACCTACAACGAGGAAATGCGTGGACAAGCTCTTTTACAACTCAGTCAAATTGGACTGCAATTTGACGAATCTAAATCGCAAAACCCCTTTGCTTACTATACCGCTGCTATCACTAATAGCTTTACACGGATTCTTAACATCGAAAAGAAAAATCAAAATATCAGAGATGACATCCTGGAAATGAACGGCTTGAACCCGTCATGGACTAGACAAAACTCCGGCAAAGCTGGTATGGCAGCCATGAGTGGTCCAGTGACCACCACATATGAAGAATGACAGATATAGTAAAATCTTTCAAAGACAATTTGTTATCTCAGTATCAAATTGATTCGTTTGTTTTTATAGAAGATCTCGAATCTTCACCAAGCTCAACCTTGTATCAGACTTTAAAACCTCTGATACAAGAAGCGTATCAATCTCACTATAGATTTGTATTTTTTAACTTTAGACCTGTCGATATCAAAACATTAACACATGTCTATAACATCATAACATTTTTTGACATATCACCGTATTTTGTTTTGGTCATTACAAATCAATTAGCCACAAAAGAATATTTTGAAAATTTGCCAGAGCCTATCAGAGTAGATTACATTGACCAACAAATCAGTGATCATACTGAGATTGGTAGTGTGACTCCTCTGTTTAATAACAACTTCAAGATGTGTGCGTATGCTTGGAGTGGCATTCATGTCAATCCTTCGGGTACAACACAGATTTGTTGTCATTACAACGATATCATTAAAGACAGCCAAGGCAAAGAATTTTCTATCAAAACACACAACATCAATGACATTGTCAACAGTGAGTATCTTGTTAATATCAGAAAACTGTTTAGAAATGGTATCACTCCTGTTGGTTGTAGAAAGTGTGAACAACAAGAGGCCACTGGTGGTGAAAGCAAACGAAGCCTTGCACCGTATAAGTTAAAAAATATATACGGTGATATAGATTGGGAGTCTGAAGTTAAGTTTCAATGGATCGGTGGACACTTAGGAAACTTGTGTAATCTAAAGTGTAGAATTTGTAACGAGAAATTCAGTTCGTCGATTGCTGCTGAAAAACTCAAACAGATACCTATTAGTGAAGTAAAATCACACCAAGTATATGCTACATTGAAAAACAACAACTGGAACAAAGAAGATTCTGATTTTTGGGTGTCAGTAAGATCGTTGCCAACTCTTAAAAACTTTGAATGGCTTGGCGGAGAACCATTGCTTGTGAATGCCAATATAAATTTTATGCAATATCTTCTAGACACAGATCAAAGTCAAGATTGCATTTTTGAATTTGTAACCAATGGCACACAATATCCTGACATTCTTGATCAAGCTCATAAATTTAAAGAATTTTTTATAACAATCAGTATTGACAATATGGGCAAGATGTTTGAGCTTGAACGGTCGGGGGCCAATTGGCATGAAGTTGATACCAATCTTGGCAAATTTATCGCTTGTCAACAAAAAAATCCAAACGTAAAAATTGGTATCTCAATCACTGTTGGCATTCAAAATGTGTTGTATCTACCAGAATTAATTACGTACCTCAATCACAAAAAAGTAAATCACTATTATCTGAATATGCTAACGCACCCCAGTTGGATGTCAATATTCAACCTAACACCACAAGCAAAACAGTTGGCGTTAGCTCGATTGACCCAATCAAATTTGAACAACAAAGATATGGACAAGTTGATGTATATAATAAAAAATCTACAGAATTCCAGAATCAGCGACGGGTCAGAGTTTCGCAAAAACATGACCTTGTTGGATCAACTTCGGAATGAAAATTTTTCTGACACGCATAGAGAAATTGCTCAAGCTATGGGGTTTGAGTCATCAAACCATTGCTCAACACCTACTGAATCATATACAATTACACAATGACTAATCTATTCCGCAAGGCCGCAATCTTCACTGACATACACTTTGGACTCAAAAGCAATTCAACACTACACAATGAAGATTGTTTGGCTTTTGTAAAATGGGCCACTGCCAAAGCCAAAGAGGAAGGCTGTGAAACTGCCATGTTCCTGGGTGACTGGCACAACAACAGAGCCAGCCTAAACATTGTTACACTCAACTACAGCCTTCGATCACTGGAGCACCTAAATGACAATTTTGAACATGTGTATTTTATTCCTGGTAACCACGATTTATATTATCGCGATAAACGTGACATTCAAAGCGTGGAGTGGGCAAAGCACCTCCCTCGTGTTCAAATCTGCAATGATTGGTTTAGCAGTGGTGATGTCGTTATTGCCCCTTGGCTATGTGGAGACGATCATAAGAGGATACCCAAGCTAACTGGCAAGTACATGTTCGGGCACTTTGAACTGCCCGGCTACTTGATGAATGCCATGGTAGAAATGCCAGACCACGGAGAGGTGCGTAGAGAAGACTTTGAGAATTTTGAACATGTATTCACCGGACACTTTCACAAGCGACAGACTAAAAAGAATATTACCTACATCGGTAATGCGTTCCCTCACAATTATGCAGATGCTGGTGACGACGAACGAGGCCTCACTATACTGGAGTGGGGAGGAACGCCTGAGTTTCATGCTTGGCCTGCTCAACCCACGTACAGAGTATACGGTCTTGCCAACCTTATTGATAACGCTCCGGCTCTTCTTAAGCCCAAGATGCATGTGCGTGTTGGACTAGACATTGAGATCTCATACGAAGAAGCCAACTTTATCAAAGAAACATTCATCCGCGACTATGACCTGCGTGAGATGAGTTTGATACCAAACAAGAACTCAGATGTGGACACAGACATGGCGCCTGGCGAGATCAAGTTTGAATCTGTGGATCAAATTGTAACAGACCAACTCACAAACATCGAATCAGAATTCTACGACAACAAGCTACTACTGAAGATTTATCAAAACTTATGATCTATTGTGTTTGGTATCCTAGTGGCGGATTTGGACACTTTATCAATGCGGTATTAACTTTGCATGGCGATAATTTTGTAAGACCATCAAACTCATTAAAATTTTCCAAAACTGGAGATAGCCATAATCTTAACTTGGTTGTTCCTAAATACTTGCACGAATGTTGGCCTGGCGGAATCGAGTTCCTTAATGATAAAAATTACTGTGTGTTGATAGACAACGGTATTGACAACGAGTCAACCAAATTTAAATCTATCTTTCTCAATTCAACTATTATCAAAATTTGTTACACAGATCGTACTTGGCCTATTATTGCTCGAACTATGATTGACAAAGCCATGAAAAGTAGCATTGAACAACAATTGCCAACTGATAATTGGGATACAGATGAACCTTGGGCACGTCGTGAAAAGTATTTTTTGTTTTTGCGTGATCACAAATTTAGGCATGCCTGGAAATCTCAAGAAGATAGTGCAGTATATATAGACGAGTTATACAATGACTATGATGAGTTTTTTTACACATTAAATTCTATTGTAAAACTAAACTGGTGCAAAGAGTTATGGTCCGAATGGCGTACTGCAAATGCCACGTACATTGATCCAATCAAAGACGCAAAAAGTGTTTTGAACTATGTAAAAATGCAATGTTCGTCTGACTTGACACATATTACAGATGTATGGACGCAGGCTGTGATTTATTATTACATCTGGCTGGAGTTTGGTATTGAAGTTCCACACAACGATTTTGCCAACTTTTTTACCAATACAGATCAAATTATAGGATTAATACAGTGAGACTATTAACCCTGTCAGACGGGTATGGCGATAGTGTTGCGGTACCGCCCTGGTATCCTAAGTATTGGAAGTGGCCAGAAATTATCAAGTTGATGACCAAGGGTGTGGCTCTCAACAATTGTAGCAGATATGGCGCTGGCAATGAGTTTATAGTTAATCAATTAAAAAACAATATTGATTCTGCCGATATGGTAATAGTACAGTGGGCACAACCAAATAGATTAGACTTGGTTCTTGCTCACCCTGATCCTACATTTTGGAAAAATGTAATTGCAAGTGATCAAATATACAATAACAACATAGTAGATTGTGGTAACAACAAATTTTGGATTAGCAGTGCATCTAAAACTGACGCAGTACAAGAGTATCATCGACGGTATATATCTGTTAACCAACACCGATTGAGATCGCAAATATTTGTTGAGTATGCTAAACTGTTACTTGAACAACGCAACATTGATTATCAATTTATGCTGGTAGATGATAGTGATTATCTTGGCATCAATGCCAATTGGATTTGTCACGAGCCGTTTAAAGGTATGAGTGATTTCAAACACAAAAGCAAATATTCTAATCTAGATCTTGGTATTGTGCAACCAACTCCATTGGTTGCATTTGATTTTATCAAGCAGTATATAATGCCCAAAGTTGCTCTTCAGTGGCGCACTGATCACGAAATTAACGCAGTTGAAAACATGCTATACAAACATTATCAAGAGGCAATAAAAAATAAACCATGATTCAAATACGCAATCTCACTGTTAAAAACTTCATGAGTGTGGGCGCAGCCACACAGGCCATTGACTTTGATCGCACGGACCTTACCTTGGTACTGGGAGAAAACTTGGATCTAGGTGGTGATGGATCACGCAACGGTACAGGCAAGACCACAATCATCAATGCATTGAGTTATGCCCTATACGGACAAGCACTTTCAAACATCCGCAAAGACAATCTAGTAAACAAGACCAATGCCAAACACATGTTGGTCAGTTTAGACTTTCACATTAACGGCACAGACTACAAAATTGAGCGTGGACGCAAACCAAACGTGCTCAAATTTTATGTGAACAACGAACACAAAGCCGCAGAGGACGAAGCACAAGGGGATTCAAGAGAAACACAAGATGCCATAGAACGTATTATCGGCATGAGTCACGACATGTTCAAACATGTGCTGGCCTTAAACACCTACACCGAACCGTTCCTAAGTTTAAAAGCCAATGACCAACGCACCATCATTGAGCAGTTGTTGGGCATTACCCTATTGAGTGAGCGTGCAGATCGCATCAAAGAACTCAACCGGCTGACCAAAGATGCTATCCAGGCAGAAGAGTTTAGAATCCGTGCTGTACAAGAAGCCAACAAGCGCATTGAAGAACAGATTGTCAGTTTAGAAAAACGCCGAACCATGTGGTTCAAAAAACAACAGGAAGACTGTGCAGGATTTGAAACCGCCATTGGCGACCTTGAACACATTGACATTGATGCCGAAGTGCAGGCACACAGAAATTTAGAAGCGTTTCACATTAAGAAAAAAGCCATAGACGAGGCCAACCGATACATTCGACAGATTGCCGCAGATGATGTCAAGCAACAAAAACTGTTGGACAAGCTACGAACCGAAATTGCAGCCTTAGACGATCACAAGTGTCACTCATGTGGTCAGGACTTGCATGACAACAAACAGGACGAACTCAAGCAGGCCAAAGAAGAACTGCTTAAAGAAACTGCGTTGCAGATGTTGGCTAATGATACACAACGACAAGAACACCAAGATACACTGGCCAGTTTAGGAGAACTAGGTGTAGCGCCCACTGTGTTTTATGATACACTAGAAGATGCACTGAATCATCGCAACACTCTTAGCACCTTGCGCACTAGTTTGGATACACGAAAAACAGAATCTGATCCATACACAGAACAAATTGCAGACATGCAAGGGCAAGCCTTACAAGTTGTAAGTTATGATCATTTGAATGAGCTCACTAGAGTGCAGGATCATCAGGACTTTTTGCTCAAACTGCTCACAAGCAAAGACTCATTTGTGCGCAAGAAGATTATCGAACAAAACTTGAGCTATCTCAATCAACGTCTAACACATTACTTGGATAGGATTGGACTGCCACATACAGTAAAGTTCATGAACGACTTGACAGTAAGCATCGAAGAACTGGGTCGTGAATTAGACTTTGACAACTTGAGTCGTGGCGAACGCAACAGATTGATTCTCTCCATGTCATGGGCATTCCGTGACGTGTGGGAAAGTTTGTACTCGCCTATCAACTTGTTGTTCATTGACGAGATGATCGACAACGGCTTGGACACACAAGGTGTTGAGAATGCGCTGGGATTGCTGAAGAAGATGAGCCGCGAACGCCACAAGAGCATTTGGCTGGTGAGTCACAGAGATGAACTCACAAGCAGGGTAGAGAACATTCTCAAAGTTGTCAAAGAAAACGGCTTTACTAGTTACAACACGGATGTAGAAATTGCGTAAGATCAAAGTATTACATCTTGAGCCCACTGACGTGTGCCAAGCTGCATGCCCGGCATGTGCTAGAGAAACTGACTCAAAGTTTCGCAAAGATCAAAAACATCATTTGACCATTGGGCACATACAACGACACTTTTCAGACCGCAGAATCAAAAGCCTAGACAAAGTGTTCATGTGCGGCAACTATGGCGATCCAGCCGCAGGTGCGCATACTGGTGATATTTACAAATGGGTTCGACAGCTAAACCCCACAATCACACTTGGTATGAATACCAACGGTGCCATACAAAACACTTTCTGGTGGCATGAAATTGGACGCTTGTTCAATCAGCCCCGAGACTATGTGGTATTCAGCATTGATGGGCTGGAAGATACCAATGGCGTGTATAGAAAAGGTGTGAGCTGGACCAAGCTCATGCAAAATGCACAAGCATTTATCGAAGCAGGTGGGTCAGCACACTGGGACATGTTGATCTATCAACACAACGAACATCAAGTGGATGAGTGCGAGCAGCTGGCTCGCGACATGGGTTTTAAGTGGTTCCGTGCCAAGGTCAGCAAACGACCATTGATCGGCAGACTGGAGTGGCCACGCAACTATCAAGCACACTCATTTGAAGGTGCTATAAAGTGTCATGCACAGCAAGAAAAAAGTGCGTACATAGATGCTCGCGGCAATCTCAGCCCGTGTTGTTGGATAGGTGGCACACAAACAGATTTTGTTCGCACTGATTCTGTGGTGGACTTTTATCCAAAGAAACATGAGACTTGTGTTGCAACTTGCTCAACAGATCAATCACAAACGGCATTTTTAAATCAATGGCGCAAAGAAATTGAGTTATGTTAGCAACTTGGCATTTTCACATTGAGATTTCCAGCAAGTGTACCTTGCGGTGTCCTCGGTGTGCCCGTCAAGAAGTACCCGATGGACTTGTGAACACAGAACTAGATTTAGAATTTTTTAAACGTAACTTCACTCCTGAGTTTGTGAGAGCCAATGTAGAGAAGATTACATTCTGTGGTGATGATGGTGACCCTATCTATGCACATGATTTGATACCCGTAATTAGCTATCTTAAAAGTATAAAACCTGTTGAAATTGTCATTGTTACCAATGGATCACATAAAAAATTAACTTGGTGGACTCAATTGGGTACTTTGTTGGACTCAAAAGATAGTGTTCACTTTAGTATAGATGGATACGACAACGCCAGCAATAACTTGTATCGAGTAAACAGCGATTATGACAGCATCATTGACGGTTTGCAAACATTACGTGGCATGAGTGATTGCCAAATTGTGTGGGCTGCCATTGCATTCAAGTTCAACGAACATCATATAGACACAATGAAAAAAGTTGCCCAACAACTTGGTGTGGACAGATTTCAATTGACCAAGAGCACAAAGTTTGGCAGTGTGTATCCATCGTATGGTGTTGACGATCCACTTGAACCCAGCGTAAAATTTGTCAGCAGTTCACATCGCTTCGAACGTGAAGTTACCCCGCTAACAGAAGCAGGCGAATGGACTGCAATTCCACTCACAAACAACCGACTATTCAATCAAACTCAAAGTCGTAACGGTGTAACACCGTTATGCGAAATAGGCAACAAAGGATTGTACATTGATGCCCGCGGCAGGCTATTCCCTTGCTGTTGGGTGGCCAACAGATACAATCACAATTCAGACTGGCAACAACTAGCAAACAACTTTGATCTAAATACAAAAACACTAACAGACGTATTGTCAGATAACTTTTGGGCTAACGAGTTCCAAACTTTCAAATGGCAAGAATGTCAAACCAAATGCTCTAGTGCATTAGTTGACGAAAAATACGCCACTTCTTGGTAAAAGGACTAACTATAGCACATACGCAAAATCACACATGACATGGCTTTATCAAGATACCCCAATTGAGACACTGCCCGAAGAATGTGTAGGTTTTGTTTATCTAATCACAAATAATCTATCTGGACGCAAGTACATAGGCAAAAAATTAGCAAAGTTTAGCAAAACAACATACAAAATAGTCAAACAAAAGAACGGCACAAAGAAACGGAAGAAGATACGCTCAAAGATTGACTCAGATTGGAGAGAGTACTATGGGTCAAGCCCAGAATTAACCGCAGACGTAATCACTTTAGGCACCGAAAACTTTACCAGAGAAATACTTTACTATTGTAAATCAAAATCAGAATGTTCGTACATTGAAGCAAGAGAACAGTTCACAAGAAAAGTATTAGAATCAATAGATTATTACAACGGCCATATTCAAGTTCGTGTGCATGGCTCACACATCATAAACAAACTTTAATCACGACTCTGTGCTGAGTGTTTGACTCAGCCCCATTGAGGAACGGTGCAATACCCGGTCCAGACTTGGGCGTCAAAGGCAACTGTTAACTTAAGGCAGCAAATGGTTTGGGCTCTGTGAAAAAGCAACCCATGCTCGTAGAATTTAGATCTATTCTGGATTACTAGGGTTCCGTTGATATGTGAAGCTAGAGTAGGGGGTACCGGTCAACCGCCTCCGCGTTGGAAACAACAATCTCTTTAGAATAGATGACTGCGGTCACTCAGATGATGCATTCAATTCACCGTGCATACGGTGAATTATGACCACAGTATCTAGATGATACTAATTCAAAGAAACAGTTAGTTGTTGAGCGATAGCGAAAACAACAGACTTGCGTAGCAAGTCTTAAAGTCTTCCATGCAATATCAAAGTAAGTCTTAAACAATCTAATTTGTTTGGAGCATGACCAATATGGAATGCTTGACTATCAAATTCTATTAGTTTTCCTGGCTCTGGAAATTCTTGGTGAACGAGTTTTCCATCAACTACAAAATCTGTAGTGCCTCCCCATGTGTTGTCCCATTCGGTATTCAAATACACCAAGTATGTTCGAAACGTTCCGTCAAGTGATAAGGTTGTATCAAGATGTAGCTCTTGTTCTTGACCATATGTTTGGCCAGTTAGTGCATATCTCATGAGTTTGAAGTTGGGTCCAGCCAATTGATATATCTGTTCAAACAGTGTATGCCATGGCTTGCGAACATTTTTTATATTGGGTTGATTCCCATACCATGAACTTTCGTCTGATTGCTGATAGGGAAGTAGCCCGTCAACAAGATAGTATCTCCAAAATTTATTTCTAAACATCCAATTTGCATTGCTTGTCAGTTCAGTATGCATTTGTTTTAGCGTAGCTGAATCTATAAATTGAGAATGTCGAGAAAATATCATAGATTTTGATCCGGCCAATCTCTAAACAGGGCATGTTGAATTGTGCCTGAAACAAACTGATTGAATGACTTGTGTTTGTCTTCTAGTTCGCCTTTGAGTGGTGCTACTCGACGGAATGCTGAGTCCATTTGACCCATGTCCTTAAATTCCATGAGAATCATCCATTCGGGCATGTCTGCAATTGAACGAAATCCCATCTTGCAACGAGTGATTCTGTAGGATTCCATCTTGCCTTCAGAGATCAAATGATCAAAGAAACTTTTCATTCCGTTCACCCAGTCTAAGTCTGAAATGTCGCCTTCTTTGTCTGCCCAAATTGTATATAAGTCTGCCATGTTTACTCCAGTGGTCCTAGTATTTCAAATCCCGCCATGTCGGATTTGTATAAGTGTGCTTGCTCAAGATACAGGTATTGAAATCCGCGTTCCTTGTAGATAGCACACTCTGTTTTCATTGTTTCTATGCCCAAACGCAACTTTGGATTGTTGTAGTTCCATGCAAATTGATCGCACAGAGCATTGTGATCATCGTAGCGTTTGATTAAACTAAACGCCACTAATTTATCTCGGTCGTAGTATCCAATGACGTCAGTCATTTGATCTGTGTATCTGCTGTCAAATATGGGCATTACACTTGCAAAATGTTTGTATTTGCAGTAGTCTCTATAGATAGCATTTAACTGTTTGATATCGGGGTCAAACAAGTACTCCCACTTTACAGTTGGTACATAATTAGTTCTGCTTAGATCAATTCTTGCAAACTGATAGCTCATCGTGGATCCTTCCGATGTTCAAACAGGCCTTGCAAGTACTCTTCTGGCCAGCCGTGATAGAACCCCTTCTCGGCCATTGTTCGAGCTCGAGCATCAAGATCACTAAGACTTTGCACTAGAGCCAGTGCGTATGTGCCTTGGTTCATGCACACACCATTCACCATCTCAACGTCTGCGGGATGATCCTCCAGTGCAAGAAGATCCTTGCGCAGTAAAAATTCTTTGTTGGCAATTTTCAAACTGTCACTAAACAACTCATATGGCCATTCTGCAGGATCATATGCATAGATTACCACTTCCCAGGTGCCCATGCCCCATCGAGCTTGATTTTTCAAATCAAAGTAAGGATGTACACCCACTCGCACATCGTAACTTTTTTTCATTCGTGCGGCTCTTGCATACGGACAAGGTGCCCAGCCGCCAAGAGCAGGATGTGGAACTTCCACAAAGTTCACAATCCACTGCTCAATATCGTGTTTAACTGTATCCGAGTCCATTAGAAGAAAGGCAATCCTGATTTTTTGGTAGTTTCAATATTGTCTTTGGCTAGTTCAGCAATCATTCGTCGTTCGTTGCTGCTGAGTTGTAATACTTGTTCGTAAGTTATGCCGCCGCGCATGTGCCAGGCCAATTTGAATCCTTCTTCTCGAATTGAATTGGCCTCCTTTTCCATGCCTTCAATCATGTCATTGATTTGTTCTGCGCTTGCGGTCAGGAGGCGGCGCCGAAAAAATTTGCTGTATCCAAAGTAAAGTTTTGTTCGTATTCGTGTTCGCAATTGGAACATTTCATTTTTATTGGTTTAAATTCGTCATAGGTACGGATTTTGATTGCATGATCTCTAATCTCGCCGTACAATTGGCGATCACAATTCATTAGAAAGTCTTCAATAAATTCTGGTTCAGACACTAGAGCTTGCGGTGTTTTGATTCCAACAATGCTGCTTCTAATGGCTTTCACAGTGATCTTAGTAATCTGTTGAATAGCATCGTTTAGCATTTTGGTTTTTTGCTCTTCAGTCAAATCTGAATTTGGTAACTGTGCCAACACACGTTGTTGTTCAAATTGCAACAGGTTGATTTCAGTTTGCTTTTCGTATCCAACAGACTGAAAATAAATTTCAAGATCGCCGTGCTTGACAGATTCTGAAAAGTCTGGGGCTTCTAACGTGTCCAATAGATTTTTTAGATCCAATTCAAAATTATTTTCTGTAGAACATTTCTCACAAGTGGTGTCAACTTCCATCATTGGGCCATAACTGGCAATACGGATGGCTGTGAGAATAGTGTTTAGATCGCAGTTGGGCATGTTCCAAGCATTTTTAATGCTGGGTATGCAGCTTTGTACCACACTCACAATGGCTGCTCCGTTAAACAATGCATCTGGAGTGCGATAGGTAATTTCGTCCATGGCAGTCATGGGTAGAATTGGCAGTTCTCGATTGACTGGCATGTCTAAGCTGCCTGGCGGCCAAAATTGTCCATCACTGGGCAAGCGAATGTAAATGGCAGGTTGACGAAAAAACGCTCGTAGCGGGTTCAAAGATTGGGTCATTTTTTTACCTATAAATATACTTCTACTTATAGGTACTAAACTATGGCCACAACAATTGATGATTCAGCAGACCGAAGCAATGGTGCACTAGAACGATTAGCTGCCTCAGCAGAACGGGCGGAACGAGCCTCTGAAGCAAATGCTGTAGCAACTGCACAAGCTGCGGTTGTGACCAAAAAACTTGCAGACGAAGAAAAAACCGCTACTGAAGCAGCCGCTCGATTCAAAGCCAAAATGGACACTGCTACCGGTGCTGCCGGTAGTCTAGTAGATGCATTTGTTACCTACAATAAAGAAGTATACAAAGGATCCAGTGCTAACGAAGCTGCTGCTGCCAGCATGCATAAAATGGGCGAAGCAGCCAAATATGCAGGTGCGTTTCTTGCAATTCTAGTTCCAGGTGGTCCGGTAGTCAAAGCATTGGTTGCCAGTTTAGGTCTGCTTGCTGCCAAAGCAGCCGAAGCCGGTGCAGAACTAGCACTACAAACTGATGCTGTTTACAAGTCCTATCAAGATTTAGCCAAAGCTGGCGCCACTGGTAAAGGTGGCATGCAAGATGTGTTTAACAGCCTACAAAAAGTAGGATTGGGCACACAAAAATTTGGCGAGTATCTCAAACTTGTCAATGACAATTCTCAAGACTTAGCGTTGTTTAGTGGAACAGTTCTCAAAGGGCGCAAGATCTTTGAGGCCACCATGGGATCTTTGACGGACCAGCAAAAAGAGCAGATGGAGCTGATGGGCTTGAATGACACTGCTAGAGCCGAAGCCACCATGAATTACATCAAGCAACAACGCTTGTTGACCATGGGCACCAGAGAGCAGATGAACACATCCAGCACGGCTGTGATGAAGTATATTGACGAAACTGATAAACTTGCACGTATAACTGGAATTAATAGAAAAGAACAAGAAAAAGCCGTAGAAGAAGCCATGCGGCGTCAACAATTTGCAGCCACAATAGATCAGTTGTTAGCAGAAGGAAGAATAGATGAAGCTGCTCAACTGAAACAAGGATTGATATTAGCCAAAGCAGCAGGTAAGACTGTAGAAAACGCTTATCTAGATTCTGCTGGTGGATTTGTTGGGTCAAGTGAAGCTGCTGCCAAAGGAGCAATGGCCACTAATTTTGAAATGCAAAACTTCATTGATACACTGAAGAGTGGCAAGGTCAGCACAGAAGAAATAATGGCAGGTTTTGGCAAAGTTGGCAAAGCAGCCGGCGATGTATACAATGGTGTGGGCCGAATACAAGCTCAAATGGGAAATATGGAGTCTTTTGGTCTTTCTATTGAAGATACTAGAAGACTGATACAATTCTCGACCAATGACATGGCCAAAGCATTTAGAGAGGCTGGTATTGATTCTAAAGAGTCTGCTGATGAGTTAGCTAAAGCACAAGCCAAAACAGCAATAGACACTCAAGCAACTCAACTGGAATTGCAAAGAAAACTCAATGAGTTAATGCCTGGCTATGTGCGTGAACTTGAAAACACTGCTGAAAAGAATAGAGCATTAGTAGTAGCCACTGGCAAACTTGCCGACGATATATTGGACAAATTATCTCCAGCGTTTAAGCAATTATTTGAAGCATTAGGCCCTATGGTCACAAAAATAGGCGAGTTAATGAAAGACCATGTGCTGCCAGCACTAGTAAGAGCAATTGAAAGCCTGGCTAAATTTATAACAAAAGTTACTGGCGGAATTTTTAATGTAATGAATGCCGACGGCACAGATGCTAAAGTTAAAGCCTCTGGCAAAGCTGAATTGGGAGAAACCGTAGGCGAAATTGGCGGAGCCTACGCTGGTATGAAAGGAGGGGCAGCTCTTGGCACAGGAATTGGAACTGCGCTTATGCCCGGTGTGGGTACGGCCGTTGGCGCCGTTGGTGGTGGCATTGTTGGAGCACTTGCTGGATATTTTGGAGGTGGAGCACTAGGAAGAGCCGCGGATGCATCAGCACAAGACAAAAGTGGTATGCAACAACTTGCAGCTATGTTCGGCAGAAAAAATGAAGCAGAAGTAGAAATAAGTGAAAGAGATAAAGCCTTTTTAGAAAAACATAAAGCAGGCATTGGCACAAGAGCTGCTGGTGGACCAGTATCGGCCAAAACTCCATACCTAGTGGGCGAAGAAGGTCCAGAGCTGTTTGTTCCCAGCCTGGCTGGTGATATTGTACCTACTGGTCAACTGCAAGGAACTACTGGCTCAGCACTAAAGCAAAGTGCTGCAATTGAAAAAATTGTTGATCAAATTGTCTTAGATATCAAGTCAAGACAAAAAATTTCAGACATTGATGCTGACCGCGCAAAAGATCACAGTGAAGAACAGAAAACTCAAACTGCTAAAATCAACAAGTCTATCAACGACATTGTTGTTAGCAGTAAAGAACTAGACAGCATTAGCAAAATAGATCTCAAACGTGCTCAAGACTATAGTATTTTTTACAAAGGATTTATTGAGACCAAAACCAAGTTTGAAAAAGATCAACTTGAAGCAATAAACTATCAACTTACTGAAGGATCTAGTGGTAGCCAACCAGGCAGTGCTGGCAGTAGTGGCAGCGGTCTGAAATTACCCAGCATGCCTGGTATCTCTGGAATGGGTGGTGGGCAAGGGCTGCAAACCACCAAGCAAGATGACTTGTCTAAGATGGGATTGAATATCAAAACTGGCGATGTGCAAGCAGAAGGTGCAGGCATTAGTCCCAGGTTGATTGAACTGGCTCGTCAGATTCAAGGCGGCGTACCAGGATTCAATTATTTCAGTGCATTCAACGACAAGTTCCATCAAGAAAAAGCCCCCAGCAGTCAGCATGCCAAAGGCCTAGCACTAGACTTTACTGTGGCACAACAGCCTAGCAAGGAAGAAGGCAAGGCCATCACTGATTGGCTCAAAGGCCTAGGCGCCAGTTTGGCCATTGATGAATACAACAATCCCAGTTCAAAATCCACAGCAGGGCATTTTCATGCACAAATTCCTGCCTTTGAAGAAGGTGGAATGCTGGGTGCAGGCAAAGTGGGCATTGCAGGCGAGGGTGGCAAACCAGAATTGATATCTGGTCCAGCTAGTATTACACCAATGAATGACCTAATGGGTGCATTGAACAATCTCAATGCTGTGATGGAACGCAGCCATAGCACACTGTCTGAAATTGCTAAAATCAGCAAAGCCACCAGTGACTCAAGCGCCAAGATGCTGTCGTATGCACAGAACTAACGGTAAATAAACAACCATGGCAGAACAAAACAAATCCGGCTGGAAAAAGTATTTCAAAGTAGCAGACACGTCTGGAGTGATGAGTCCAATTTCGGGAACCAATCAGTTTGGGTTTCCAGGATACGGCAAGAACGATGGCGGAATGGGCAACACCAATGAGTTTGGATTCCGCAACTATGCCAGCAGACTGCCAGAAGTTTACTCTGGTCACCCCAACAGAATTGAACGTTATAACCAGTATGAGAACATGGACATGGACTCAGAAATCAATGCCTGTTTGGATATCATTGCAGAGTTCTCCACACAGCTAAACGAACAGAACGGCACGCCGTTTGAAATTGACTATCAAGACAAGCCAACAGACCATGAAATAGAAATCATCCGCAAGCAAATGAAACAGTGGGTGAAGCTGAACAAGCTGGACCAGCGCATATTCAAACTGTTCCGCAACACCATCAAGTATGGTGATCAAATCTTTGTGCGTGATCCAGAAACATTTGAAATGATGTGGGTGGACATGAGCAAGTTGGCTCGTGTGATTGTGAACGAATCAGAAGGCAAGCGTCCTGAACAGTATGTGATCCGTGACATCAATCCCAACTTCCAAAATATGACTGTGGCAGCAAAGACCACCACAGACTACATGACCAATCCAGTTACTGGATCAATTTCAGGCAGCTCTAACTATACCATGCCTAATGGCGGCACAGGTGGCGGTGTGGGAAACAGTCGCTTTATGACTGCCATGAACGAAGTTTGTCTAGACGCCAAGCACGTGGTGCATATGAGTCTGAACGAAGGTTTGGACACGTTCTGGCCATTTGGCAAAAGCATCTTGGAAAACATCTACATGGTGTTCAAACAAAAGCAACTGCTTGAAGATGCTATCCTAATCTATCGTGTGCAACGTGCTCCAGAGCGTAGAATTTTCAAGATTGATGTGGGTAACATGCCGTCACACTTGGCCATGCAGTTTGTGGAACGTGTGAAAAACGAAATGCACCAGCGCAGAATTCCCACTGTAACAGGTGGCGGAAACAACATGATGGACTCGAGTTACAACCCGCTATCCATCAACGAAGACTACTTCTTCCCCCAAGGTCAAGACGGACGTGGCTCATCAGTTGAAGTGTTACCCGGCGGTCAGAACTTAGGCGAAATTGACGATTTAAAGTATTTCAACAACAAAATGGCCCGTGGCCTGCGTGTGCCATCTAGCTATTTGCCCACTGGTCCTGACGACTCAGACCGTGTAACCAGTGACGGAAAAGTAGGCACAGCCCTTATACAAGAGTACAGATTCAACCAGTATTGTGAGCGATTGCAAGCACTAATTGTGCAGAAATTAGACGATGAATTCAAGATGTTCTTGAAGTGGCGCGGGTTTAATATTGACTCTAGCCTGTTTAATATCAAGTTCAATGCACCACAAAACTTTGCAAGTTATCGTCAAAGTGAACTAGATAACACTAGAATAACAGCATTTACATCATTAGAACCCTTGCCTTACATGAGCAAGCGTTTTATGCTAGAACGTTTCTTGGGTCTAACTGAAGACGAAATTCAGAAGAACGAAGAAATGTGGCGTGAAGAACATGATGACGTTGATGCACCACCTGTGGCTGGCAGCGACTTGCGAGCTGTGGGCGTGACCCCAAGCGGTATGGAAGCAGACATTGCTACTGGTGAAGAAATGGCCGGCATGGATCAACCTGGTGCAGAAGGCATGACAGGACCGGGAGCAGCGCCTCCAGCAGCCGGACCGGGCGCACCTGGAACGTTATAAATAACAACATGCTACTGACAGAAATCTACAATCAACAGCCTCAAGCCTATCAGGACCTGAGTCAAGACAATAGTCAATTGCAACTCAACGACTTGCGTAAAACTCGATTGACCTTGCGTCAGCTAAACAAACTGCGTAAGATGAACGACATTCGTTCTGTGGAATTCAAAGACAAACTCAAACTGATACGCAAACAGTATCAACCCCCAGCTCAACCCTTAGCCTAATCAGTCGGCGAGAAAAAACAGCCGTTTTGAGGGTTAAACACTATAGTTTTTGACTGTTATATTAAATAACAGCACACTTTACCTATAGGAGTTTACCCAATATGAACCGTTTTGAACAATTGATTGAATACGTCATCAATGACGAAGAACAAAAAGCCCGCGAACTTTTCCACGACATTGTTGTGGAAAAAAGCCGTGCTATCTATGAAAATTTAATGGCTGAAGAAGAATTAGATGAAGCAGCCGAAGAAGAGCTAGACGAAGCTGAAGAAGACGACCTTGACGAAGGCAACATGATGGGCGGCGACGCTGCTGATGACCTAATTGACAATGTCGAAACTGAAGAAAACATGAGCATGGAAGGCGAAGATGATGCCGAATTTGACGACGAAGCCGAAGAAGCTGGCGACGACTTAACTGGTGATTTAGAAGCTGATCACGATGAGTTTGGCGGTAGCGAAGGCGGTAGCGATGAAACTGCTACCAAAGACGACATCATGAATTTGGAAGACAAACTGGATCAGTTGATGGCCGAGTTTGAAGCTGCTATGGGCGGCGACGAAATGGGCATGGGCGATGGTGACGGATTTGGTCCTGACGAAGGTGGTGATGCCATTGAAATGGACGACACCGGCGAAATGACACCAGGCATGATGGAAGCTATCAGCTTGAAAGCAGCCCCAAAGCCAGTTACTGCTGAACAAGGCAACGGCAAAGCAGGTCCTGTAGCATTTAATTCAGGCGCAACTGGTATGGCCAGCAAGCCAGTACACACCGGTGCAAACGAAGGTGGACGTCATGACACTGCTGCTTACAGCAACAACACAAAAGAATTGATTGGCAAAGTGGGTAACACACCTGCTCAGTCAACACAAGATCTCAAGCCTGCTACCAAGCCACATTTGGGCCAAGCATCAGGCGTGAACACAAAGAGCCCACTACCAAGCGGTCGTAAGGGTTAATTAAATGTCATCAAGATACCTAAGAGAAGATCTTACTTTTAGCCAAGCTAACATCCAAGTTTTGGAAGAAGCTGATGTTGGCGGCAAAAAGCACCTCTATCTCAAAGGCATTTGCATTGAAGGCGACAAGAAGAATGCAAATGAGCGTATCTATCCTAGACACGAAATTATCAAGGCAGTTGAAACCATCAACGAACAGATCCGTAACGGTAACTCCGTTTTAGGTGAAGTGGACCATCCAGACGATCTCAAGATTAACTTGGATCGTGTGTGTCACACAGTTGAAGGCATGTGGATGGACGGACATGCTGGTTGCGGCAAGTTGAAAATTCTGCCAACCCCAATGGGTGAATTGATAAAGACACTGTTGACATCAGGCGTGAAGCTGGGTGTTAGCAGTCGTGGATCAGGTAATGTTGATGACAGAACCGGACATGTAAGTGACTTTGAAATAGTCACTATAGATGTAGTTGCCCAACCCAGTGCTCCTAATGCGTATCCTACAGCAATCTATGAAGGTCTCATGAATATGAGAAACGGTCATAAGATCTTAGAGATGGCTAGAGAGTCTGGTCAGGACGACAAAGTGAAGAAGTATCTCGCAGGTGAGGTTAAACGCCTTATCCGAGAACTCAAAATCTAAGGAGAACCAGGCATGTTTGATGCTATTAAACCATTGCTTGACAGCGGCTTAATCAACGAAGATGTTAGTAAAGAACTCAACGAAGCTTGGGAATCTAAACTGACAGAAGCTCGTGAGATTGTGCGTGCAGAACTTCGCGAGGAGTTTGCACAACGCTACGAGCATGACAAAACAGTGATGGTAGAAGCCCTAGATAAGATGGTAACAGAAGGTCTCGCAGGAGAATTAGCCAGCATTGCTACTGAAAAGCAAGCATTGGCTGAAGACCGTGTGAAGTTTCAACACAAGATGAAAGAGTCAGCCACTAAGTTTAACAGCTTCTTGGTTACTAAACTTGCTGAAGAAATTTCTGAACTGCGCAAAGACCGTAAGATGCACACAGAAGGAGTTGCAAAACTTGAGAACTTCGTGGTGCATGCATTGGCAAAAGAAATTCAAGAATTTGCTGCTGACAAACGTGACTTGGTGGAAACCAAAGTGCGTTTGGTTAGTGAAGCACGTAACAAACTTGAAACTTTGAAAGCACGATTCGTTAAAGAAAGTGCCAACAAAATGAGCCAGGCTGTTAGCAAACATCTTAAGGCTGAATTAAACCAGTTGCAAGAAGACATCAAAGTTGCTCGCGAGAACAATTTTGGTCGTCGTATCTTTGAAGCATATGCTACCGAATTTGGTGCTACTCACTTGAATGAGAAAGCTGAAGTTCGTAAGTTGCATAACACAATTGCGCACAAAGACAAGAAATTGTCCGAGGCAATTAAACTCACCATGAAAGCAAAAGTCCTGGTTGAGAATAAAGAGCGCGAACTGCGTATGATTAAAGAATCCAAT